ATGCCCCAAGACCTCGCCAGCTATATCGACCACACCCTGCTAGCCGCGGACGCTTCCCAGGCCAGTATTCGCCAACTCTGCTCCGAGGCTCGCGAGCATGGTTTCAAATCGGTGTGCGTCAACAGCGCCAACGTGCCGCTGGCGGCTGAATGCCTGCATGGCGCGCTGCCGCTGGTGTGCGCAGTGGTCGGCTTTCCCCTGGGCGCCGGTCTCAGCGCGGCCAAGGCCTATGAGGCACAACTGGCGATCCAGGCCGGCGCGCGGGAAATTGATATGGTATTGAACATAGGCTGGTTGAAGGATGGCCTGCTGGACCCGGTGCGCGACGACATCGCCCAGGTCCTCCAGGCCTGCGGCGAAGTGCCATTGAAGGTGATCCTGGAAACCGGCCTGCTCAACGACGAACAGAAAACCCAGGCATGCGTGATTTGCCGCGAACTCAACGTCGCCTTCGTCAAGACTTCCACCGGCTTCGGCCACGGCGGCGCCACCCTGGCCGATGTGCGCCTGATGCGCGAAGTGGTCGGGCCGGTGATCGGCGTTAAGGCCTCGGGCGGCGTGAGGGATCTAGCCACCGCCGAGGCAATGATCGACGCGGGTGCCACACGCTTGGGCAGCAGTTCCGGGATAGCCATTGTCAGCGGTGCAAGCACGGTGGCGGGCGCCTACTAGGCGACAAAAAGCCCAGCGCGCAGGCTGGGCTTCCAATGGAGTTACTTGACCTTGTTGCTCAAGGTATCGACGCTGCGTTTAAGGTCATCCAGGCTACGCTTCAGGCCCTCAATATCGCTTTTTTGCCGTTCGATCGTGCTTTTCTGCTCGTCGACCGTGCGTTTGAGGCTCGACAATTGGCTGTCGCTGGAACTGGAACTCGAACCGTCTTTGCGCTTGAACTCATCAAAGTCGCGGGCCTGCCCGTCCACCTTGCTTTTCAGGCCCTTTAGATCGTCATCGGTGCGTTTCTGCGCAGCTTGCAACTGTTCAACGTCCCCGACCGAAATACGCGACGACTTCAAGACATACCGATTACCCGCCTCCATCGAAGCCGCCGTCAGGCGATCATTGCTCGCCGCGCTGAAATCCCCCCATTGCACCGCACTCTCCGCGTGAGCCGTGCCTGCCAACATCCCCATAAAACCTGCAACTACGATCCAAGAGCGCTTGCGAACTGAGAACATCAACCGATTCCTTTCAAGACAGCCGGGATGGCATATCGCTATGACTGTCAGTTATGAATCTTGTTCCCGCAGCGTAGGAATCCTCTGAAATCTATCTGAAAGCCTCCGTAGATCACTGATCTATCGAGCTTTTTCGTTGCCCTCAAGGTGCAACAAAGCGACCTTTTAACCTTGCGCCCAAGCGCCTGGGTCTATATATTCTCAACCCTGCTGCACCGCGCTGCCGCCCGAATGGCGAAACTGGTAGACGCATGGGACTTAAAATCCCCCGCTCGTAAGGGCGTCCCGGTTCGATTCCGGGTTCGGGCACCATAGATATCAAGGGCTTGCATGATGAACTTCATGCAGGCCTTTATCTTTTGTGTTCCGCAATTTTTGGATGTGTTCCGCAATTCCCCTCTCCGGCGTTCTGCCGACTTAATTCAAATCCTCCGTTTCACCGACTGCTACGCTGTTCACTCCACCAGAGGAACGCCGATGCCCAACTCAGACCTGCTCCCCTCCCTGCTTTCCAAGCTGTACGAAAACCAGCTGGCCCTTGAAGCCTCGATCATGGAACTTTCAAGCTGGGTGGAGCAGCGGGGCTCTGCCGAGGTCGCAGAAAATATCCGAGGCGCGCTGCACACCATTGACGAGAATGAAGATTCATAAAACTCACTCTGGCCGTGCTCATGTCACCGGAGTGACCCTGCAGCTCGTCGGCTGGAATCGCATAACCATAGACTCTCAAATACTGTATGCACATACAGCATTTGAGTTTCACACCATGAACATCGACGAAGACACCTTCGCGTGGCTTGGCTGCCCTACGCCGCTGGAAATGTACAAGCACCATTGCGCCCTGCTAGAGGACGAACTCAACCAGGCACAAGCGATGCTGAACAAGGCGCGCCGCAATATCGCCGGCCTGGTCCAATTAAGCGACGATCTGGCCACCGGCAAAGCATCTGCAGAATTGGCACTCAAGAAAGCATTGGAAAATATCGGCAGGTTGAACCGGGAGAGCTCTGATATGGGGCGAAGGATTGCCAGCCTCGACGTGGTCGCCGATCAGCGCGACCACCTGTTCAGGGAGAACCAGAGGCTGCTGATGGAGCTGACAAATCTAAAAGAACGTTCAGCCTAGCTCGTCTGCGTATACAGCGAGAGCTCTATCTGACAAGTCGATCCAACCGGCCCCGTCGATCAGTCCATGCGACCTAAAAATGTTCGCAGCGGACATACTCATGTCATACCGCTCTTGAGGGGATAGAGATCCGATCGCTGCGCTATTGCTCGACGGGGTTGATCCCTCTAATGCATTGCCTTGCCCATTACTGATCGTCATGACGAATGCTCTTGCCCAGTGTCTACCCTGTAGAGGCTGCCGTAGCCTGCCTGTTCACCAATCCCGACGAGCGGAGACGATCATGTGCGGAAGATTGACGCAGTACCGCGGCATCCATGACTTTGTTGCAGCTTTGAGCATGCCCAATGCCTTGGCGAACTCCGTGGGCGATCAACCGATTGAGCGCTTTAACGTCGCGCCAACAACTCAGGTTGCACTGCTCCACCTGCAGGGCGATTTGCTGCACGCCGACCCGGTCCGCTGGGGATGGCGACCACATTGGGCGAAGGACCGCGCAGCGCCAATCAACGCGCGCGTCGAGAAGGTAGCCAACGGCCCATTCTTCCGGGCGATCTGGCCGCACCGGGCTATCACACCCATAGACGGTTGGTTTGAGTGGGTAGACGAAGGCGGACCCAAGAAGCAGCCTTATCTGATCCGCCGCCGGGATGGCGCGCCCATCCTCTGCACGGCCATCGGTCAGCTACCGGATGCCGATGAAGGCCCAGGCGAGCATGACGGCTTCGTAATCATCACCGCTGACAGTGCTGGCGGCATGGTGGACATCCACGACCGTCGGCCAGTGGTGCTGCCTCCGGACCTGGCCCGGGAATGGTTGGACCCGGCTACGCCCAAGGAGCGCGCCGAGCAGATGGTGCTGCACCAGGGAGAGCCCGCCGAAGTATTTGAATGGTTCAAGGTCGACACAGCCGTTGGAAACGTCAGGAACAAGGGATCCGAACTGATCCGCCCCCTACGCTAAGGCTCCGAGAAATACCACATCACAAACGCTACCGCCGTAACCCAGCCCAGAGTCAGCAGAAACGAAAGACCTGCAAGCCTCTTATCCATGGCGCCCTTCAATAAACCAAATGATCGCAATACGAACCCGCCCCGAGAGAGTAGTTCATTGATCTCAGGGTGCAATTGCACGAACGTATGCCTGGCACGCGCGTAGTGCGATCAGTCCTCGGTCACCGCCGTCGGTGATGGCGATAATTCGTTGAGCATGCGCTGGGTCAAGTTGGGCTCGACGGGCTGCATGAACCACGCCGGCGGCACCGGGGGCGGCAGGCACGTCGCAGCCATTGGCTGAATCCTCGAGGAGGACTGACAGCCGTACATCAGCAGTAGCAAGCTGGTCACGCAGGCGAGCTTGATTGCGCTGGGCATCGGATAATTCCTTGGTATGTTGTTGGTCCTGGCCGGAGAGCTTCTGCTCCAGGGCCAGCCGTTTGTCTTGTTCGCCGCGGGCCTGGGATGCGGCGGCACTGCTGATTGCCGCCAAGTCATCCTTGTGCAGACCCGCCTGTTCTGCCAGCTGCTTGCCCATCCGCCAGTCCTGCACCTGCCAGGCGCCCCCAAAGCCGATGGCAAGCGCCAGAAGGATCGACGCCAAGATCTGGCCCGGCGTCATCACGGCACATCCTTGAAGAAAACGTGGTGACCGAGCCGCAGCGTTTCCTTGGCGCCCGACACCCAGGCCGGGGCCTTAGGCATGGTAGTGGCGTAGTAGTGTGTGGCACCGCCGGTTGGATCGGGCACAGCGCCGGCGATCACCTGGTCTGCCGCTCGCTGGGCCTGGGCAAACTGCGCGTCCGGGATCGGCATGGCGCCACTCAGGTACGCATAGTTAGGGTCATTCTGGTTCCAGCAGCTGAACTGCCACGGCTTCAGGCAAACCCCGGCATAGCCCTCCCCCCACCAAGACTTCGGCTTGCCGTCGAAAACTCGGTTGCGGATCGTCCAGGCAACGGCGATCTGCCCTGCCAAACCTTCGCCTCGCGCCTCGCCCCAAAGCGTGCGCGCCAAAACATCTCGGTCTTTCTCAGTTGTGTTCATATTTTCTCCGGGCAATAAAAAACCCGCTCATGGCGGGTATCGGTGTTCTGGTAACGATCAGGTAGGCGCGACTGGACGCTTGGCGCTGTCGGGAAAGTCGGGGTTATCACTAGTCCACTTGCGCAGGGACAGCCAGTACTTCTGCCACTGCTGAGCGGTGCCTGGGATATCTTCCTCGCCGTATTCGATTGCAGTCACATTCTGTTGCGCCGCAGGCATTTCAGCGTCACGCCACGCGATCTCAGTTTGACGAAGTTTCGCAGTTAGGGTTTCGGTTGTGATTTCCCAAGTGCCATCCTCTTTGGCGGTGTAATCGATTGAGCTTGGGCGGGGGCCTGACATCTCAATCCAGCCTTCATCAGGGCCCTTATCGGTCTCATCGACTTCGCAGATGCTTTGGGCCAAAATCCCGTAATACCTCATCATTACGCAGCTCCCTTGAGTTTCCAGACTTTCAGTCTGCACTGAGCGCTAGCGATAAGTGCGCCCCCCGTTGCGCCATGCCCGCCACCGGCTTGAGCTGAAGTTGCCAGCATAACTGCGTTAATGCCAGTTTGAACTGCAATATCACCGGTTCCGAAAAACTGACTAACCCTTGTTCCGTAAGAGTTGCCAGCGCTGCCTGCGTTGTCCCCCCAGCCTGGATCGGACCAAATACCGTTCCAAAGAACATCCACCTTCACAAACACATGAAAGCCCGGGAATGGGTTTGTAACGACATACCTCTGATTTGCACCAATTGCAGCTGGTGAGGCAGCAGTACCTCCGTTCGGGTAAAGAACAGTGAACCCCGCGGAAGATTCAAGCGCATCAAGACGACCCGATTGCTGTGAAACCGTGGTAGCCAGTGCCGTCACGTCTACAGATCCAGGGTTGGTCGCCTTGCCCGCACCGACGGTGCACCAGATGACGGTTTCGGCGGATGGGCGGGTTTCTGTGCCGACCCGCGGGGCGCCATTGATGCTGTCCGTTACAGGGCCGCCAGTGTGAGAGGAATAGAGGTTGACGTTACTGGCACCTGCGACCAGCCCATTGGTTATCGCCGCGTCCGCAGTAAAGCCCGCCTGTCCACCTGCCGAGGCAGCGAGCATCGTGCGGTGCTTCATGCCTTGGACCTGATCTGCGGCATGCAGCCCGGCAGTGCCGGCAGAATTCTTCCCATCACCACGAAGAAACATCGCGGCAATGGTATTGCCATCGGCGTGCTTGGCGTTGGTATCCGGCATGCGGAAGGTGGTGGTGCCGTTACCGCTCGAATACTTACCGCGCTGATCGTACGGCGCAGCAAGCCATACCGCGTCGGTCACAGCGCTTGCCAATACCAGCGCCCACAGATCCGGCCAGTCCGCGCGATTGAGCAACTGCCCATCACGGGCAATCCAACCGGCCGGCAGCGTATTTCGCGAAACGGGCCAGGGCACGATGGAGCCAACTGGCAGTCCAGCACCGCCAGCCTCCTTGTACACCCCGCCAGCGGTTAAGAATTTATCCTGATCGCCGGCCGCACCGGCTGGCGCAAGCCCCTTCTTGCCGGCGGTATTCGCTGTAGCGCCCACCATCGGCGCAATACCCTGGCGCAATAGGTCGAAGCCTTCTGAGGTGATCGCTCGCAGCGACGTTATGTCGTTGTTGGCGCCGCTTGCTGCCTTGCCGAGCGTTACCTCTTCAGCGCGATCAGCAGAATCTTCAGCAGCGGCAGCCGAATCTGCAGCAGCTTGCTCCGACTGGATGATCGAATCCCTGGCAGTCTCGGCGCGGACGGCTGACTCGCCCGATGCCTGGGCAGAGGTCCCGCTTTGCTGCGCGGCCTGCTGCGCCGCATCTTTGTTTTCAGTGGATGCCTGGGCCGCAGAGGTTGCAATGCCTGCTTGCTCACTGGCGACCACCTTAGATTGACCGGCAGACTCAGCTGCCTCGGTCGCTGCCGCCACCTGCTCCTGCATGTCGGCCACGCCACTGGCAATCACCTGGGTGGCGGCCCGCAAAGCGTCAGCCGAATCCTTGACGTACCCCTGCATGGGTGCGAGCGAGTACACGCCCGCTGCCACCTCGGCACCCTGGTAACCTGGCGCGATGGACAGCGCCGTATCACTCGCGATGTTGGTGACTTCGTACCACTCGCCATCAGGCCCGCGAAACGCGTCACCCACACGAGCATTGCGAATGAAAGCTGTACCGGTGCCAATAACCGCATTACCGCCAGGCGCTACTGCAACCGTTCCTGTTTTGTACCAGGTCATATAAATCCCCTAAGAAATAGGCTTTGCAAATACTACCGGCGTATACAGCGATGTTTGTATGTCAACACCTACAACCTGCATCACCAGCCTGTTATTTGCATAATCCCAAAAAGCGTACATATTTCCCTGTCGCGACGTACCGCCTGCGATATCCATCGCAATATTGTTAAGCAACATGAAGTCACCGGAATCCAGCGGAGAGTATGCCGTCCAGCTAAGTCTAGAAGTGCCTTGCCCAGTAGAGGATGACCCCAAATAAGACCAGCCCGCTATTATTCTTGTAAACTGCGCTGCGGGAGTGCCGCTATCAAACAACAACTTTCCAGCACCATCCCAAATACGAAACCCGTAAGTGGCTATAGGCGCTGACTGAAACGCGGCACAAAACCAAGAACCAGAAGAGTACTGCCCGACGATTCCACGGAATGAAAATCCGGTCCAAGCTCCGGGCGAGCCGTTAACCAGGCAAAAGCACAATGTGCTTGATTGGTCGGGCCTCACGAATACAAGCGGCGGCTCAACGGTGGTTATTGTTTGCGGGAATCCCACGCTTGCGCCGGAGCCGCCATTGACCCAGGTACCTTTGTGTAAAACAACAAGCCGGGAGAACTCTGAATCAAGAATTACGACATCACTGTTATTGGTAAACTGAACGCCATAAGTCATTATCTAAACCTCATCACCAAGAGCCTCTGAACAGCAATACCAACTGGGCCAGAGTTGGTACTTGGCTGTCCAAAAAACAGTGTTACCCCTCCGTTACCTACAATAGGCGTGTATTGAATGCCTCGAATGTCCTGCGCATCGGTCGGATAGGCCGCAACAGGGACACAGACTGCCGAGTGCGTTGCAGGTGTAACCCCGGCAATTGGTATAAATATCGAGCGGGCTTGAATCGCCGCTGTTTTTTGAACGAGCGCCGAGTAAACAATCCTCACGGTGAATGAGTTTTCATCCAACTCAAGAGCACCAGTTGGCCCCCATACCCTTACGCCGTAACTCATGCGGAAAGATCCCCCCACTGATAGCGCTTACCATCGTTCTCGTCGTATACCTTGCCGCCGCGGTTGTTGATGGTCTGACGACCGCCTACACCGACGGTGCTGTTCAGCTCGAACTCACCGGTTACGAAGTTGATCATCAGGCCCGTTTTCCCTGGTACGTAGTTCGCCGACTGGATGCTCTGGGTGAGCTTGGCCACGCCGATAGACGCGTCCTGGATGAACGCCGAGCGCATGAAAACCTGCCCGTTGTCTACCGTGAACGGCGTGAACACCTGGCCGCCGGCGAGCGTGCTGACAATTGCGAAACGATCAGCGCTGACCAGGAACTGGCTTTGCAGTACGCCCTCTTCGTCCTGCTCGATACCCAGGCCAAAGCCGGCCGCAACCAATTGGCCGTCGGCATTCACCTGCATCTTCACGGAGTACATCGTGGAGAACTTGCCGTCGGTGTCGGCCTGGGCCTGGCTTACGGTCTGGATGTCCGCCGAGTTGTCGTCAATCTTCACTCCGATCTGCTGGATCGCCTGAGCGGTCGCTTCACGGTCGCTGACTACTACGCTTTCGAGCTCGGTCACGGTGCCGGCGACATCACCCACCGAAGCGGTGAGCTCGGTTTGCCGCTGCACCATGGCCGCATTCTGCGAGGCGCGCGTCTTCACTTCCTGCGCAAAGCTCGCCGAAGCGCTGTATCCCTGTAGCGCATCGGCGAGATCGCCCTCCCCGGTGTCATCCCGATAGGCCGACTGCAAGGCCTGAAGGCTTGACGCCTGGGCAGTCACCACCCCATCCAATTCGGTAATGCTGGTGGTGTTAATCTCGACCTGACGCGCCAGCCCGTTGGCGGTAACCAGCACCTGGCCAACGTCCACCCAGTACGTGGCGTTCGGCGGCGAGGTATCGACCGGCACCAGCTGTGTGGCCTGGTAGATTCGCTTACCAACCACCACCAGGTCGCCCTCGAGATATACCGACTCGGGGTCGTATGCCGACAGGCCGTCGAGCGCATCAATCTGCGCCTGCAGACCGGGGATCTTGTCGATCTCGTCGTTGATGTCCTGACCAAGCTCCGTGCGGCCGATCTGGCCGGCGATCAGATCCAGCACCGGCGCAGCATCGGCACTGGCCATGCCCATCACACCGTTGCCGACCGGATAGAACGGGCCCACGTTGCCGGTGCGGTCCACCAGGCGCGCCCAGAAGAAGAACTGTGCGCCAGCCTGTAGGGCCTGCATGCTGTAATCAGCCTGGGGGTGCGCCAGGTCAGCTAACTTGGTTGCTACCGACAAGTCATTGGCCTGGCCATACCACAGCTCGGTGCGCTGGGTGTCCTCGGCGCCGGCAGGGAAACCCCAGCGAATGCCGATGCCGAACAGTTCGCTGGTGGTGGACAGGAACGCCACTGCCGGCGGCAAGCCGACCTTCCCTTCCAGGTTGGTCAGATTGGAGCTCTTCCAGATCGACGAGATCTCGAAGGCGCTCACCGACCGAACCCGGGCCAGGTAGGTGCCCGAGTAGATGCCGGTGACATCCACGCTTGTCGCGCCCGTGCGCTGCAGTTTTATCCAGTTGCCGCTGTCCTTGCGCCACTCCACGTCATACGCGACCGCGCCGTTCACGGCGGGCCACGAGATGTTCATGGTGCTGATCGCCAGGCCCTGATCCACGGAGTAGTTCGACGTGATGTCGACGCTCGCGGGAGCAGGAACAACAGTGATTGGCACAACACTGATTGGCCGCTCTTCCAGTCGAGCGCCGGTGTCGATGTGATCGAACTTGCTTGGGTCGTACTGCACGGCCGAAATTTCGAAAACACCTGGCTCCGGGCGCGCCACGCTCACGACGCGATAGAGCGGGATGGCCAGATCGTCAGCATCCAGCGCCCACACCAACTCGCGCTCAGGCGCAACGGAGTAAGCAACGGTCACAGTAATCTGCCGGCCGTTGACCAGTTGCACGGTGCGGCCCTCGCACTTTCCGTCAGGCAGGTTGAGGATCAGCCTGTCGCCGGGCTTGGCCTGGGTGTCGCGGTCAAGGGTGATCACCTTGCCGCCCACCGCCGAGATGCGCCCGCCCACAGGCCGGCCCGCCAGCAGCTCGTCAGCGATTGGGATCACGTAGCCAGGGAGCGGGATGCGCCCATCGAGACCAACCTTGAAATTGACAGCCCGGTCCTTCGAGTTCGTGAGCAGCGCCCACTTGCCGCGGCGCTGGGCCTCCGACTCTCGATCACAACCAATTGCGCTGATCTCCAACGGGTTGTCGCCGTAGCGCCGCTGCAGCTTGGCATCGGTCACAGCTGTGACATCGGTGTCGTAGTTGTTCAACGGGTTGTCGTAGCTGACCAGCGCGCGGCTGTACCGCGTACGTTCCGATGCGCTGGAGTAAGTGAACTTGCCATCGATCACGTTCGCCCGGGTGTAGGCGAAGTCGAAGTCGGTGGCGCGCGGCATGTCCGACAGCGTGAATACTTGGCCTTGGGCCCAGTAGGTCATGCCGCGGTAAATCGCCGAGATATCGCGCAGTAGCGACCAGGCGTCAGCCTTGCTCTGCAGGTTCAGGTTGCAGATGAAGCGAGGCTCCTGGCCGCCCTTCCCGTCCGGCACCAGCTGGTCGCAGTATTGCGAGATGCGGTACAGCTCCCACTTGTCCACCATCCACGGCTTGATACGACGCCCGAGGCCGAAACGGTCGTTAGTGGTGATGCCGTAAGTGTGCCAAACAGGGTTGTCGGTCCAGGCCTCTTTGAACGTACCGTCCCAGACGCCCGTATAGGTGCGCGACCTGGTGTCGTAGTTGCTCGGCACCTGCCATTTCCGACCATCACATTCGATCGTCACCGCGGGGATGCTGCGGAACTGCTCAGCAGAAAACTCGATGTAAAGCAGCGCAGTGTTCGGGTACCGAATCTTCGCGTCGATCACCTCGGTGAAGCCGGCAATCTGCATTGTGTCGGAGATTTTATTGTTGTTCTGGTTTGCAGTCAGTCGAGTGATGCGCAGCAGCCAACCGGTTGTCGCGCGCGGCAGATTGATGCGGCGGGTTCGCTCGTACAGGCTGGTGGTCTTGCCAGACACTGCCTCGTTCAAAACCTCCTGGTAAGTCCCCCCATCCGTTGCCAGCTCGACCTTATAGCCGATCGCGTAACCGTTGATGTTGCCACCGGCGTCCACCGATTGGAGCGCAGGCCAGGCAAAGCGCACTCGTACAGCTGAGAGCTGGGTATTGGTGATCGCTCGAACCCATGGCGTTCCGCTGCGCAGCTCGGTGCTGATGGTAGTTTCGTTCTCGACCGATGGGATGCCCTGGATATAGGGTTGGTCCACAGCCCCGCTGCGCCACTCCCATTTCACGTTCGGGAAGTTCATGTTCCCCTGCGGGTCTTGCAGCGGCGTATTGTCGAGAAAGATGTCCTTGGCGGTAGGAGCACCGTCAAACTCGCCCTCACCCACAGCAATAAGCATTTTCGCAATGGCGACGGAACGCAGGCTGTCTGGTGCCTCCGTAGGAGTTTTAGGCTTCTCGGAACCGCCCTTGGCGCCATAAACATCGATCTTGCGTGCTGCGCCCATGCTTTTCTCCAGGCATAAAAAAACCGCCTATTGGGCGGCTTCAGTTTTTTCGGCTGTTGGTTACATCTGGTCTTCGGCGTAAACGGCGGCACTGATGATCGCGCCACCCCAGCGCCGGCGGCCAGCACACAGCGACACAGGATTGCCGGAGGCCGTGGTGTTCTTGGCGCTACCGAAGGCGTAGCCGGGGGTGTTCTCGGGCGCCGCGCTGGTCTTAAGGCCGCCAGCCTGCGGGCTGAGCATCTGGATAACGCCGCCAGCGACAAGGCCGATGCCGGCGCCAATAAGCGGCGTGCCGAAGGGGGTCGCGGAAAAGATGACGCCCACTACGATCAGTATCGCGCCAACGATGGTCTGAAGGATGCCGCCACGCTTGCTTCCCACCACCACGGGCACAATACGAATGTCGCCGGCTCCGCTGTAGTTCAGCTCCTTTTCACCGATGTTGCGCTTGTCGCGAAACACCGCGAACTCAAGCCCGCGAGACTTGGCGTTAGACAGAAACCGCTCGAACCCAGGGATCTGGACGCAAAGCGCCTTAATGGCCTCTGCCGGCGACTTCACCGACAGCCTGAACGATTTCCCAAACTGGCGTAACTGCCCATGTAAACGAATCGTGGTCATGGGTTGATAGTTGATCGCTGATGCCTGCATCACTTTCTCCGGACAATAAAAAACCGCCCGTAGGCGGTTTCATGGCTTTCTTGGTTCAGTTGTAGTCGACATAGGGGCCAATGTAGAACCCGGCCATATCGCCGCTAATGCGGTATAGGCTTTCTTTACCGGACTGCACCGTCGCTGCGATGGTGCGGATTGCAGCCCCAGCACACAGGCCTGAACCGGCGAGACCGGCGCCGATATTCGGGGAGCCTGGTGGCAGGTAGAAGGTAGCTCGCTGGCCTGTACCTATTTTCGCGGCCTTGCGTCCATCCACATAGACGACGATATCGCAGCCCGAACCGACCGCGCCGGAGTCACGGACAACCGTGATCTTCCCGCTTTCGCCGGACGGCTTGGACTGGAAGGCGTACAGCTCATCTGACGGCACCGGTTTCGCATCCCTTACCGAAATCGCCGATGAGGCACACCCCGCCAGCATCGCCACCGCTACCGCCGCTATCATAATCCGCATGTCGTTCCCTCTTTGGTTTGGCGGGACTGTAGCACCGGGAGGGAGATGCAAAAAGCCCAGCGCGGGGCTGGGCGATCTCTTGCGGATTTTCATCATCTCAGCAGAGCAGCGAAGACTGCCACGCCAATAATGAACACAGTCGAAATTACCGCCGTATTCGCGGCCCAATTCGACATTTCACCGTTTAATTTCACTTCGATTTTGAACATGGCTAAGACCATGACAGCGCGAGCTTGGCTCTGTTATAAGCGCGTCATAAAGATTTTAACCATGGAGTGAGAACCACTCGTCGGATCAGCTGTACGAATCCTCAGTAACGCCTTATCACCCCGCGATAGTAGCCTCCTGCCACACGCAAGGATTTCCCAGTCCTTCGCCTGCAAGCCCAAGGACTGGGATAGCGCCAATACCGGCGCGTTTATGACCTGGAGGTCAACATGGCAATCGATCCAAATGAGCTCACCCGCCACGACGCATTCAATCTCGGACTGACCCGCACAGTCCAAGCGCTGGCAGCAATTGTTTATCGCGACGCTCCGGAGCGTGAAAAGCTCGTCGATCAGTTGAAAATCTATCTCAACAGCCAAGACACCGGATTCGAAGGTCACTTGCTTGGATACTACAAAGCCCCCATCGACGGCGCCCTCAAGGTTATCGAAGAGATAAAGGCTGCACAGCCGAAGAAGTGAGTTTGGTGTTCGCGATTTGAACTTCAAACCAAGCCAGAACATCACGCGAGCCGGTTTTTTTCGATCTATCGGCTCGCGCGTCTAGAGTAGCTTTCCGGTTAGTTGCATTAGTCATAATTTCACCCTGCGGTCATACCACGTCAGTTGGTTGTTTTACGTCTCTGTGCCTGAGAATCAAGCGTGTTCGGTCGTGCCAGGAGCCGCCGTAGACGATAATCTCGGACGGTCTGCCGTACAGGTGGTGCAGGAGGAACGGTCCGGGGCCGAAGGCGCCCGAATCTTCACCAGGCAACGCAGGATCGGTACCCAGGTATATCCCAGCATGGTTCGGGTGAACGGTGCGGCCAACCTGCATGACGATCATGTCGCCGCGTTGCGGTCGGTCGACGCGTACAAACCCGGCCGCCTCGTAGTTTTGCTCGTACAGGCTCGCGTTCTCCGCACTCTCCCACCAGCCATCGGTGCGCTGAAAGGCTTCGAACTCCAAACCCCATTCGCGTGCGTACCAGTCAGCGCAGACCTGCCAGCAATCCCAGGCCCCATGCACGAACGGCCGTTTGAGCAGCGGCGTGCTGCCCGTTGGTGTGATCGTGCGCATGTCGCCCTCGGGCCAGGACAAAATGTGCCAGGGCAAGGCCGTGGCCTCGCACATGGCCAGGTCGTGCGGTGACGGTCTGCTGGTGGCGTCCGGGTGTGAGTGAACGATGCCGATCACCTCACCCAAGTCCTCCGCCGCGGCGTAGTCCTCTGGGTCAATCCGGAACTCTTCGTTCGGCTCCTTGGCGATGTTCCGGCACGGGAAGTACTTCTGTGCCCGGCCGACGGCCAACAGCAGGCCGCAGCACTCACGTGGATATTCCGCCGCCGCGTGCGACTGGATCGCCGCGATGATGTGCTTGCGCATGGTCAGCTCCGGGCAATCAGAGAAACGGCGGGGAATCCACCGAAGGACAGTTCGTTGTTCTCTCCGAAGCGCAGCTTGCAGGACGACAGGCAGCCCTTGCACTGGTCCAGTGCGGGGTCATCCGTGGGGTTGTCCTCGTCGTCGAACATGGCAGCGCCGGTGTAGCCGCAGTCCGGCCCCCGGTAGCCGTTGGTCATGGCCCAATGGCAGAACGTCGTCATTTGGCGCCCTGGAAGCCCGTGGTTGTCGATCTCGCCCGGGGAAGACAGCTCCCACACCACCACCTGACCGTCCTCGCTGGTTTTCTGGTCGATGTACCAGATCTCCAGCGCTTCCTGAGTCGGGTCAGCGGCTGGGTTACCGTCAGGGTAGTTCGCCGCATCCAGGTACTGCGCCAGGGTCTCGCGGACTGTGAGCTTGAACTTGAGCATGTCCTCGAAAGCCAGGCACAGCGCCGTGACGCGCCCGTTGACGTTGCCCGCGGCGAACGTCGGCCGAGAGGCGGTGCCGTCGCTGCTCGAGGAGATACCCTCAATCTGCACCGGCCAGGCCGCGTACTCCTGGCCCTGCCAGATAATTGACTTGGCGGGCAGGTCCTCTTCGGAGCCCTCGTAAGCCAGCAACTCCTCAGCCGTATGCGGGATGGCGTGACCGTGGAAGCGCAGGTAATCGGCGCCGTATTCGGTGCCGTCAATTTCGAACAGGCGAATCTCGCCGCCGGGCTCCAGTTTCTGGATGTCCGTGATCAGGGCCATGGGCAGTTATCTCAGGGATGAAAGGTTTGCTGGAAAGTCGCAGTGATGGCATAGACCTGGCCACCGCGGTGCACTGGCTTGTAGCCGTTGCACTTGTAGAGGCCAAGCTCACCCAGGGGCGGCTCCCAGAGGAAGCCCTTCGCCCCTTTGTGTCGGTCGAGGAACGCCATGATTTCCTTGATGCGCCCCTTCAAGCCCGTGAAGGTCACGGGCCAGGATTGCGACCGGTTATTGAGGCCATCCTCGACCGACTGCTCGTATCCATCGCCGAACTGCTTGGAGCGGACCCGCTGGGCAATATCGCCCTCAGCGCCCTTCTCCGTCGCCCAGGTGAATCGTTCGATAGCCATCATCGCCCCTTAATTGCGTTGTTGATGACGCCGCCCTGGCGCATGTCCCTGCTCCGCAGTTCCTGGTATTTCTGCTCTACGAACGTCGCCAGCTCCTTGCCGAAGAGGTCATAGCCAGGTGCATCAGCCGTTGACGATGCGTTTCCGTCACCGTCGATGTGTACCTCGACATTGATCTGCGTTCCGCCAGCCCCACCGCCGCCCATGGCCATAACCCCAAGCTTACCGCTCGACGTCCGAGTCAGGGGCATGATCGCCTCCTCACCAGCCTCACCCATAACGCCGGTCTTGCCGTTGGCCATGCCAAACGCCGTGGGTTTGCTGACGATGGAGTTCGTGAATGCACCGCCGTCGGCGAACATCTGCATACCCCCCGACCACGCGCCGCCCTTGGCTTGCGGGAAGTAGGTGTTGGAGTAGCCGGCCGAAGAGGCGCCGAGGTTTGACGATGCAGCGCCAGAAGACCCGGCAGCCAGCCCATTGCCGCCGCCAGCAGCACTACCTCCGAGGTAGCTTGCCGCCGCACCCACCAGACTGCCCAGCAATGCGGAGCTGGCTTGGCGGGTCGCGATACGCGCCATGTCGGCCAGGATCGATTTGGCGAAGTCCGAGAACGACGCCTTACCGGTCATGGCAAAGTTGACGATTGAGTCCTCCATGGAACTGAAGGCGTTGCCGAACAAGCTCTTAGTCTGGCCGGCAATGTTGGCTGCCGAATCCAGGTAGTTGTCCCAGGCGGCCGTAGCCCCATTCGTCCAGTCGCCCTGGGCGGCCTCCACATCCGCGTAGTTCTGCCGGATTTGATCAGTCGCAGCCTTGTTCGCGTCTGCGAGCGCCTGCGACTTGCGCTTGAACTCTTCCTCCGACATGTTGCGCGACGGATCGGATTTCTGGTTGGCCAGCTCCAGCGACTGCTGAGCAAACCGGTCTTGCTGGCTGTTGAGTTCGCCACTGAGCGCGTTCTGGCGATCGCCCTGCCCTACGCCGAGCACTGCGCGCTGGCCTGCCAACTCCAACGCACGCTGTTGCTGCCCCAGCGCCTGCACGTAAGTGCTGATCGCCCGCTCCTGTTTGGCAAGCCGGCCGGTCTCGTTGGTCGCGAGAACCTCAAGCTGGCTATCAGCATCCTTCTGCGCCTTGACCATTCCTGCGCGCGCGTCGGCGATCTTCTGGTCAAGCTGGATGCTTTGCGCGGCCGATGTGCTCTTCTTGCCCTTCGCTCCCTCCAGCGCAGAAATCTCGGCCTCATAGCCGGCCTTGGTCTGGTCGAGTTGATTGCCGATCAGCGCCTGGCGGCGCAGCAGATAGTCTTCCTCGGACAGCAGGCCGGCCTTCTGAGCCGCTTCCAGTTCCTTCTGATAGTTCTTGTAGGTGTCGGTGATCGCCGCCAGGTCGTTCTTGGCGTTGTTGAAACTAGTCAAGTCGACTTGGGTGCCAGCTGCTTTCGGGTCCTTGAATTTGTCGTTGATGTTGGCGATATTTTTGTCGACCGTCGCCTGGGCCAGGCGCGGATCGTTTGGCGCTACCTTTCGGATATCGTCGAGTTGTTTTTTGTAGTCCTTGAGTGCGTCGGCGCGCTTTTGCTCATTCGTCCACGAGGACTTGGTTAGGGCGTCCACCTTTTGCATCGAGGTGATCGCAGCTTGTTGGGCTTTCGCCTGATCGCTTTCCAGCTTTGCAATTTCAGCCTGTGCCGCCTTCTGGTCCTCAAGCATATTCAAGCGGTTTTGATAGAGATCAATCATCTCCTGCTTGTTTTGGAACAGACCAACGTCGCCGGACTGTGCGCTCGCCAGGTCTCGGCGTGCCTGCTCAATATCTGCACCAATGTCCGGGCGCCCGATGTTCTTGAGACTGTCAGCAGCGCGTGCGACCGCGTTGTAGCCTTTCTCCCAGAAGCTCAGGTTCTCCAAAATCCTCGGCGTGCGCTCGTTGATCGCGTCAGCGTAAGACTCGGTCGCAAGCTTTACGGCGCCAGCATGGTCGCGCTGCTCTTCCAGCGCGGCGATCTGCGAGAACACCGAAGCCGTCAGATAGTGATATTGCTCATTCAGGGCAGCGGAAGCCTTAACTGGGTCGTCGGCAAGCTTCACGAACTCGGCGACCGTCTCGCTGACGGCTTTACCGGTCGCTTCCTGCATCGAAACGGCGGCCTTGGTGATGCCCGCAAAACTCTCGCCAGCGATCTTGCCGTTATCCGCCAGCATCGCCAGTACCGCAGCGGCCTGGCCTGTGGTGCCCACGGTCGCGCTGACTTGGCGCGCCATGTCGCCCAACTGCCCAGCGCTAACCCCTGCATAGTTGCCGGTAAGGATCAGCGACTTGTTGTAGCTGTCCTGTTCTTCGCTGCCTCTGTGGTAGGCATACGCCAGGCCACCCACGGCAGCGGTGGCCAAGGCCAGCGGCGCCAGAATAGCGAGCAACCCCGCAGCACCTGCACCTGCCCCGGCCCCCAGTTGAGCAACCGCACGCACGCCGCTACCCCAGTCACCCGACGACAACGCATTACCGAGCTGAACTACGTTTTCCTGAGCCTGGCGGGTGCCGAGACGCAGTTTGTCGAAACCGGTGGTGGTCTTTTCGAGCTTGGCGTAATCCTTATCGATCTTGCCCAGGGCGCTGTTGTATTGGTCCTGGCTGATCCGCCCGGCATCCAGGTGTTTGCCAAGCTGCTCGACCTGCGTGTCCAGTTTAGCGAGTGCAGCGCGAGCTGGGTCGATGGCACCCAGCAGGCTGTTCAGGGCCTTCTGTTCGTCGAGGGCAGACTTGGCCAAGGCGATCTGCTGCTTATCGAGCTGAGCCGAGATCTTCGCCGCCTCGGCCTCGCCATAGGCGCCGGTCTTGGTCAGTTTGGCGAGAGCGTCACGCTGCTTTGCCAGGTCCTGGGTGGTTTTGGCGCTGCTGGACAGCGACTTTTCCAGCGCCTGCATTTCGTTCATCAGCGAAACGGCGGACTGCTCGGCCCGGCCGCCGGCCTTCGCCATTTCATCCAGGCTCGTTTTTGCCTGGATTGCATCGGCCGAGTCGATCTTGACGCCGAGTTCTGCAATGTTCATCGACTCACCTTGAATAAGTGCCCGTGGTTACGGGCTGTTTTCCCTTTCCTCCGCCATGACGCGCAGGGCTTCGCCTTCCAGCACCTGAAGGTCAGGGAAGATTTCAGCGAGTTTCTTTTTCTTGATACCGAGAAATCCGGCCACGTCGCGGAGGCAGCTATAGTCGAGACCGATAGCGCCGCCAGAGCCTGCTCGCCACTGGGTGGACATGCGGTTGAACAGGATGAAGGCTGGCCAGTTGCAGGGCCAGACCTCCACTTCCTCAACCAGGTCGCCAGGGGCAAGGCCGAACATGCCGATTACCGTGTCCGGCACATCAGGCGAATACATCGCGCGGGCGGCGTCGGTCAGTTTCCCAGGCGGGCCTGGCTGTATGCACCTTCGTAGGCCTTAACGACCGCCTCGGCGGCACCCTGGCAAGACTTCACGAATGCGACGATGTTGTCGTCGCTGTATTCGTCATCGAAGCCCCAGCTGACTACCAGGTCCTTGATCTGCTGCGCTTGCTGCTCGGTATCCACGGCAACCACTTCAGACCAAGAAGGCTTGTCGCCCAGCGCGGCTCTCGCCTTGTTCCGCGCCTCGTTCCATTCATCGAACAGCGCGGCAAGCTCGGAGCGATCCCGGTACTTGAAGGTGAACTCGACCTTCTCGGGCGCGCTGCCGACGATCGGGATCAGCACGGGCGCATTGAACGTAGCCTTTTGCGCAATACGGATCTTAGCCATGGTTTACACCGCCGCCGTCAGGTAGCGTGTCGGCTCGGCCTGCAACGCCAAGCTGACGGTACGGGTCAGCAGGTTGTTGCGGGACACCGCTGGCTGTTTGGAGAACGACGTGTAGGTGCCGTACAGCAGGGTGTCGTTACCGGGCAGGTTCAGGCGCGCCGCTTCGATCTGCTTGCCGGCGTCCGCCTTCAGCAGCACCCCGTTGAACGCCTGAGCCGGGTCATCGGCGATGGTGAGCACCATACTTGCTGCCGATTTGTCGGTAGGGATCTGCTTGCCCTGGTCATCCTCGAGGAACACCACATCCAGGTAGTTCTGTTCGCCACCGGAGAAGGCCACGTCGGAGATTTGCGGGATCTGCACCCAGGTCAGCACCTTGCGCATCGTGCCTGCGCCACCAGCGACCGGATAGACCTGCGTGTCGGTAGTGTCGATGCCTTCTAGGGTAATCGCCGTGGCCGTGGCTGCCTTCACGCGCACCACCTTGCTATCCAGCTTGCTCCAGCCAGACGTCAAGAGAACAATATCGCCGGCAGCGATGGTGCCACCTACAACAGTGGCCACCGCCTCACTAGCGTTGCTGATGGTGGCGAACGCCAGTGCGGCAGCGTAGGTTGCGGCGTGCTGGAAGGTGCCGCCGTTCGGGATTTTGTAGCCCATGGGTATTTCCTCTTTGCAGATGTGAAAAAACCCGCTCAATGGCGGGTCTCTGGGTTTGCCCAATGGGCGGGATCAGTTGGTGTCGGCTCGGTACAAGAACGAGGCTGGAACGGTATAAGTTGAATCGCCTGTGATGCCGGGCCCTGGGTCAACTGGCGACATTGTCACAACGGTCAGCGCGCCCTTCGTGTCCCGCGCGTATAGAGGGAACAGGTCGGTCAATTCGGCTGCTATTGGATTCGTCTTGGCCTTGCCGGTACCGGACGGCGCGATAATGCTCACCTGGAACACTCCGGTGAACAGCCGGTGATCGCCGCCGAGCGTGTTGCTCGCGGTATCGCCCGGAATTGTGAAAGCACGCAAATACGTCTCGCCTGCCGCCGGCGTGTAGGCCGTGTTCTCGAACACGATCTTCAGCTTCTCCGACCTGGCAGCGTTCCAGGCGATGAGCTTGGCCTCGTAGATCGAGGCTATTATTGCGTGACTCATACTTGGTTGTTCCTGATGGCCTCCAGCACGATCTGCTGAAAGCGAGCCACGGTTACCCGGACCATACCGCCGGGGGCCTGGGTCGAATGGCCAAACTCCAGCGGGATCGCGTAGGGCAAATTGTTGATGATGTAGGCCATCTGGCCGGCGGTGAAGTCGCTCATTGCGGCCACCAGTGCGGCAGTAGTCTCGGCGCCGCTCGGGTCTACCTCGTCGAAGGTGACGCTCTCGACAACGCCCAGCGAGATGTGCCAGTTCGCGCGGAAGCGGCCTCCGACGTAGCCTTCTGGCGCCTTGAGATCCATGCCGTCGTTGAGCTTACGGGCCTTCTTGAGCCTGCCGCCCTTCGTGAGGTTGGCCGGGTCACTGCGCAGCGCGCTGTTATAATCGTCAACAGCCTTGTTGTACTGCGTCGCTACCGCGTTCCGCGCCCAGATATCCGGGTTACCCACGGGAGACATGCGAATCAGGCTGCTGCCGACCTCAATGATGATTTCGCGGACGCTGCCGTCGATTGCTTCGCTGGTCTGCGCGGCGAACTCGGCCAGGCTCAGAGCGAAGCTACCGGACTGGCCGGCACCTGCCCGGCTCACGAACGCACCTGCAATTCGTACAGGATCGGCGTCCCGGCCGGGTTGACCTCTCTTAGCGGAGGAACAATTGACCAGGTACAGCCCTGGGCAACCACCTTATCCAGCAAGCCCGGCACCCAGACCAAACCCTGCGCGGCAACCTTGAGCTTCTTGTCGCCTTGCCGGATGAGGCTGTTGTTTTGGAATTCCAGGCCAGTGAAGTCGAGCAGGATGCCCTGGGCGGTTTGCTCGATTGTCGCGCCCGGCGCCTCGCCGCCCGTCTCCGGGTCGTACTCGCCCGGCTCCGCCTTGCTGATGGTCACGGGCTGGCCAAACTCTGTGATCATCTCCAGAGCCATCACGGCCATCTCATCGTAAAATGACATGATCGACCCCTTCTAAAATTGACTGAAAAATGTATATCGAACTACTAGATGCTGTTCACGAGCTTAAGAAGGCAGTACAAAGCGACTGCGATAATGTCGACACCAAAAAAGTTACCGCCGCCCACGCGTTAGCTAAAGCGCTTTCAGAGCAGCATCCTGTAATCGCGGGCCTCGCTGCGCAAATCCTTGACGATTGCTTCCCGAGGAACATTAATCCGAACGTGAACTTAGAGAAACTGGAGTCTATTACGCAGGCACTCTGCTTCAAGGACGGAGGCCGCGCCTTGTCTTGGTATACCGGCGAGAAGCTTTGTGAAGACATGGGGCTTTAGGCTCTAACTGCAAAAAGGCCACGCTTGGCTAGATAATCCGCAAACTGCGTAGCGCTCGGCCGATCCGGCGCCGCTGGCAACAGCCGGTTGCTGGTCGAAGGAATTGCCGCATACTGCCGCGTCACCGCGCCCTCAACACGATCCAGCAGCACCGCGCCTTTGCGCTTCTCCACCGGGTCGATGTCGTCCTGATGGATCTCGGCGGCCAGGGCCATCTGGCCGTACTGGATCCGTGCCGGCAGGTAGTTGTCTGGCTTGATCTGGCAGTCCAGCTCAACACCCCGGCGCGGCCAGGCCAACGCCTGCTCGCTGCTCATCTTGCGGCCTTTCCAGGTCTTGCCATCCATCGCCAACGCGGCCCGGCGCAGCAACGCTTCCTGCTCGGGAACGCCTGCGGGGATGACCGTGCCGAACTTCACGGCATACATGGCCAGGTCCTCGGCGCTCGCGTAGCTTTCGGCGTCCGGCTTACCGGTACCGTCCTCGATGATGAGTGTCATGCGTCAACTCGCTGGAATGGTTTGTAGGTTGGCCGCCGGATCACCGACAGCCAGCATTATCAGGCCTTGGACAGATCAGCGACGAGCTTTTCCAAGGATTCTTTCGAGGCGTTGGCCCGGTATGGCACCTTCGCTTCGTCGAGCTTGGCTTTCAGGTCGGCGACTTCCTTCGCGTCGGCATCTTCCCGACCCGCTTTGTCGATCTGCTGGAGAAGCTCATCTACCTGCAGTTGCAGAACTTTCACCTTCTCGACTTCACCGTCACGCTCGCGAATAAGACTTTCCACGCCGGCGTTTACCGCTTCGAACACCCGAAACAGGCGATCAGCGATAGGGCCAAGTTCGCCTTCCGGGCGCGCCAGCGCTTGATCAGCGAACGACTCGACGATCAGACCTACAGATTCGAGCTCAGCGCGAAAGGCGTCGATATCGATGCTGGAACTGCCACCATCGATCAGCAGCATCTTCGGCAACTCCTTGACGGTCACGTCAGGCACTTCTTCTGCTGCATCTTCACGACTTTCGGTAACGCTTGCGTCGACGATGCGCAGGCCATTCGCCTTGGCCAGCGCCTTCACGTCTTCCTGGTACTGGTGGAATGGACCAGGCAGATACCAGATGTTTTTGTTGCTCATGATCATGTCCTCGCCAAGCCGGGCACTGGGCCCGACTCAGCTGTCAGGGTTACTTGGAGGCGTCACCGATCAGAGCCACACCGGCGGTGTGCTTGATGCTGGTGGCGGTCTTGTCCCAGTTGGTACCGGTCGCCAGTTCGGCGTCGGTTGGCGACTTGCCGCCGGTGGTGGTGTCCCAGGTGTAGCCCTTCAGACCCAGGCCAAAGGTGTAGTCGGTTTGGAGCGTGGTTTCGATACGCTCCTTGCCGTTGGTGGTCTGGACGTTGCTGATGATGTCGCGGCCGTCGTGGACAAGGGCAGCGCCTTGCACCAGAGACAAGATGATTTCCTTGTTCGGGGTGCCGGCCTGCATCAGCGCCGGGGCATCCGTCACAACGGAGATCTTGCCGAGGATGTCCACGACGCGGACGTTGCCCGCCTGGAACAGCTGCTGTTGGTTTGCCAGGTTCTGGCCGACCAACTTGTGGTAGCTGGTGCCCTGCATCACCTGGGTTACCAGGTTCTGGCTTGCGTCGCCGAACTTCGCGTGGGCGTTGTTCAGGCCGGCGTAGGTGATGCCAGCGGTAGCCGACACATCGTTGACGGCAGCAGCCTGGGCGGTGATAGCGGCGACCAGAGCGGCGATCGCGGTGTTCAGCTGGTCCTTCAGGAGGATTTCAGCGAACGCACGGCTGGCAACTTCGATGCCTTGGGCGGTTGGGCGCTCCAGCCAGGTCATTTGGGATGGCTCGTAGCGGATCGGACCGAAGCCGCCGGCTACCTTCACCGAAGTGTTCTTCAGCTCGGTCAGGTCGGTGGCAGCGACGGCGGCGTTCGCGCTGTAGCGGTCCACGCGACGCTGAGCAGCGGCCAGGGTCTGGAAGAACGACTCCTGAAGGAAGTCACCAGTGAAGCCGTCAGGAGACAGCACGATTGCACCGCGGCTGGCGGCGTTGAACGCAGCGAGATACTGGTCCAGCGTCTCGAGAGTCGCCGGCATGATGTATTCGTTGAAAACCTGCATTTGCGACAGGGACATGAGTTATTTCCTTACGATTGAGGGAGATCCGGGAACCGGCTCGCGATCGCGGCCGTGCGTTCCTCTTTGGTGCCGCCGATTTTTCCTTTTGCGGCCCCGCCGCCACCTCCAGCACCAGCAGCCCCGCCGCCAGATGCCTTACTACCCGCGATCAACGGCGCGAAGGCCGTGTCGTTTGCGAATTCTGCTTTCAGCTCATCCAGCGTTGCCGCCGAGAGCTTGCCCTGCTGGTCGAGGACGACCACAACAGGCTTCCCATCGCGCTGCTCGACGCTCAGACGGCGTTCGATGTGCGGCAACAGGGCTTTTGCGCTGCCTGGGATTGCAAGGGCAGACGCGATGTCAGTAGCGGTACGGCCGACAGTCAGATCCCGGATTTGAGTGCTCAGCGTGCCACGCTCTTGTTCCAGCATGCCGTTCAGCTCAGCTTCGCGGCGGTTGTACTTTTCGGACCAGGACTTCTCGAGTTCTTCGACGTTGCCGGACTTGCGAGCTGCCTCTTCACGCTCCAGTCGGGCCTGCTCTTCCGCATCCTTGCGAGCCTTCTCTGCGGCTTTCTTCTCGCCAAGCAGCTCATCGACCTTAGCTTTCAGGCCGGACACATCTTCTTGTTGAGGCAGCCCCTCAATGCCGAGTACGAACTTGCCGTCCTTCTCGGTGTAAAGAGCGCGCACGGCTTCATCTACCCCTTCCAGGGTATCCAGTTGGAATTTCAGCATTGGTTGTCTCCCAGAGACGTAGGTGCAGGCCCTGCCTGCGGGCAAAAAAAAGCCCCGCACTAGGCAGGGCTTATAAAAACTGATCAATCAGCTGTACATTTGGATCTGAAAACCATCTTTGTCCTTGGACATAGCCAAGACTTTCATGGCGGCAATCAGAGGAAAGTGATGGGTGAAACTCTCGCCACTCTCTAAGCTTGCCTCCCACCCACCTTGGTCGAAATGCTTAAGAGATATCCTGAACTCCTCGATCAGCGGACCCGCATCCGCCCACAGCGTGCTTGGCGAAAATTTTTTCCACGGCCCTTTCCGAACGCTAATCGTTAAATCTGCACCATAACCACCCGGACGCCAGCTGACGTTCGTGCCATATTCGCATACCTCTCCGGCAATGACATAGTCGAGCCACCACCCCTCCAGATCATTCAGCTCAACGGTTTGGTATCTCATCATGACTCATCCATTCATCAGTTGAAATGCACTGACTACATGGTTTGAAGAACCTCGTCAAATACCTGCCCGCTCAAACGCCAACGGCTCAAGAACACGCATCTGCACGAGGGTCAGAGGTGCAAAGTTGCGATCAAGCTGCAGCTCGGAAAAGCGTTCGATGCTCAGGCCGCCTTCGCGGAACAACTTCGCCCGAACCGGACCGATGGCCTTATCCTGAAACGCCGCCGGCTGCTGCTTGAGCCAGTCGTAATAGCTAAGGTCAGCCCTCACCTGCTGGGCGCCGGCGTCACCGAGGGATGCCCGAGTGGCGTCCTTAGCAAACAGAGCGCTGAAGCGCGTCACCGCCACCACCGTCGAGCGGCAATTGATGTGGATCGGTGGCCTCGGCCCCTCAGTCAGCTTGAACCGACGCTTATCGAGCGTCCGGCATTGGCTGGTGGTCTTCGAATCCAGGGTGCTGACCCACTCCACTGACTGCACAACGTCGCTGTTTTCCTTCAGCGTCTCCATGCGCGCCTGGGTGGCGACGTGCTGCACCGCCGTCCGCACGATGGCGCCGGCGTTGCGGTTGGTCGTGGCCAGGATGCCGTCGTTGTACTGGAGTGCCTTGGTGCCGCGAATGTTTTTGATGATCTGGAAGTTCGTCTGGCCCTCGAAGAAGCCCTGCCTGATCGCGCCAGTGAGGCGTTGCCGCTCTGTTGCGGTGAAGCCATCAATGAACGACTTGAGCAGCTTCCCGCCGTCGGCGCCGCGCACACTGAGCGGATTGGTGAGGATCGCCGCGCGGATCGCAGCAGCACCAGGCACCGCAGCGTCGAAGGTGACGCCAACCGGCGCCGCCCGAGTCAGGCTGGTCGCTTCAAACTCGGCCTCGTAGTTGGCGATATCCACCAGGTCGAGGTTCAGCCTCTCGCTGTACCGGTCGAAGATGCCCAGCAGGAGGCTATCAACCTCGCTCAGCAGCCGCTCTAGGCGGACGACGGTGTAATCCGTCAGGTCTGCCCGGGTCAGTCGCTCGCGAATCGAGCGATCGATCTCCTTGAGGAAGGGTGCGAACTTCGCCACCTCTCCCGACTTGAGCTGCTCCAGGAAGACGGCATGCCGGATGGTGGCGTCAAGGATTGCTTGATTTGCCGCCATTTAGTGCGCCCTCATCATCGTCCAGGTCAGGCCCGGCGCTTTGCGTTTCCAGTTCGCCCCGGATTTCGTCGTCCGTTTTCTCCGGGTTGATCACGCCGCGATCGCGCAGGTACTGCCAGAAGTCGCCTTCCGGTAGCTTTCCTCCCTGCACCGCGTTGAACAGCGCCGAAAGGATCGTCGCGTCCAGAGTGATCTGGCTGAAGTCTTGGTTGAGCTTGTAGACCACTTCGCCGGGCGCATTGACGAACTCGGCCATCCAGACCAGGCACTGGCTGTAGGCCTCACTGACGTTACTCACCACCAGTGAGAGAACGCTGTGTTCGGCGGCACTGTCGTTATCGGCCTGGGTCGCGGTCTTCACTGCACTGCCACGCTCGATCAACCGGGCACCGAGCGAAACCATGTCCTCTTTCTTGGCGTCCATGGCCTCTTTGGCGACGGTGTTGGGCTGCGCCTGCCATACGCCACATGCGCCATTCACAGGGAGCAGCCAGGGCGCCCTGGAGCCCAGGAAGATCCCGGCATTTTCGAGGTGGTCACGCCATTGCTCATCAAGGCCAGACATCCATGGCTGAGGCTGGCCTACCAGGTAAGCCGCCTCTTCGTAGTCGGCACTGTTCCGGTAATGCCCGATATTCACTTCGGCCATGTCGTACAGCGGCGAGTCGTCGATGCTGGTGTCGTTGTTCTCGCTGCCCAGGAACTGGAACGGGATGATTCGCCACGGCTGGCCGGCTCCGTTCAGCGGGGCGAATGGCGCTACCGTCATCTCCGTCTTGCTGGATCCCTCTTCCCATACCTCCTGGGTGTACACGCCGGAAGCATCCAGGCGCAGCACGCGATATTGCACAACCTGCTCACTGCCGAACCCGTCATCAGTATCGACGTCGACCTTTTCGCGCAGCACAACCAGGCTCAACAGGTGTTGGCCGCCAACCAGGCGCGTTTTCCAGTTGATGATTGATTCAGCCGGATAGCTGGCGACGTTGGCACGGGCGCGACCGGCCTGCTCGTCTGCCTTGCTCACGGTGCCAGCCTCAACGGCGGCATAATCCACCAGCAGGCCGTGACGACCAACCTCGAGCAAATGCCCGATAACCGACTGCGATTGCTGGTAAACGCTGACGCCTTGCCCGTCGATGTCCTTCGTCACGTAGTCGAGCGCACCGGGAACAGTCAGCGTTGGCCATGTGCGGAACACCGCGCCTACCAGGCTGTGTTTCGTGCGCCCAGTTGCGTTGTAGAACACAGCGCGCTTCTTGTACGCCTCGTACCGGTCCTTGTTGTCCTGTGACTTGTCCGAGGCGTTCGGCCTGGGCAGGTAGTAATCGCCAGCAGCCTTGACTGTTTCCGAGCCCTTGCAGACGTCGCGCACCAAGCGCCAGCGGTATTTCGCCGCCGTGTACTCGGGACGGGTGAAAGTGACGTCCGTCATCGAGCGACCCCCATTTTCATTGCGGTGACCGGTTTGATGATCGGGTACTCGCGGTGGATGAAGTAGCCGCCGGCGTCGTTCGCGTGATCGATGCCTGCGGTCTTGTCTGGCTCCCCGTTTGCGCCCCACACCTGCTGCTCCAGGCCATCGGCATAAGTTGGGCAGGTGAACGGGTTGACCAGGTAGCGGCGCTCGCCCTGCGCATTGCAGAAGGCGGCGTTCATTGCGTTGATTCGGTCCTTCACCGGCGGGTTTGCCGCTGGAGCGATGACTGCGAACCCTGCCTGCTTGAGCATGGCCAGGTCGGTGATGCTGGCGTTCACGGACTTGCGCGAATCGCCCGAGGCATCCGGGTAGATCCTGATCTCGCAGGTCTTCTTGAATTCGTTGCCGTCGTGCTGCCAGTACCGCTCTTTGATACGGCGGATCATGTCGGGCGTGTCGTAGCCGTCGATCAACTCATCCACTGCCCTGGGTAGCCCCTGGTCGCGCTTGACGTGAGTAATCGCCGCCATCTTGCCGACGTTGAAGTCCATGCCGATAAAGAGAGGCTCGCCGGACTGCACTCTATCGAAGCACCCATTGAGCTTTCGGTCGTAGGCCGTGTAGATCGTCCCTGACGTCAGGTTGACGAACTGGCCCTTGAGGTACGCCATGATCAGCTGCGGCGGGTACGACTCCATCAGGGAGGCGATGTAGTCATCCGGCAAGTTCAGTTCGTTGTCGAACGTGCTGGCCTGCACCAAGCCATACATCTCTTTGAGCGAAGGCTTGTCGCGGAGCTGCTTCACGAACTGCAGGAAGACGAACTTGAAGCCTTCCGGCGTCGTGGTGACATCCACCCCGTTCTTGAGCCCGGGCAAGTTGTAGCGCATCCGGGCGATGATCTTGCGCCAGGCCTGTTGAGCCTTGACGGCAGTAAGAACGTCCAGCTCATCCACCAGGGCATGGCCGATCTTGAAACCGACAATCGTCTGCGGCTTCTCCATTGACCGGCAGATCACAGTGCCGCGGTACTGCCGGCCGCTGTAGATGTGAACCTCGTGGTTCGCCTGGTTGATCTTGGTCTTCAGCCCCCAGTCGTAGGCCACCTCATCCATGGTCGGATAGAAGATGTCCCGGATCTGCGGGTAAGTCGGTGCGAAGTAGCCAGCATTGACGCCGGGCCACTCCATGAAGTGTTTGCTCAGTGCCGAGCATCCCACCCAGGTCTTGCCTGAGCCGAACCCGGCAACAAAGGCACGAAACTTGTGGGGCAGAGTTAGGAACTGAGCCTGCGGAACGTTAAGACTCGGCATTCGGCTTCCTCGCATCCACCACGTCGACTTGAATGCGGGTTGGGATCATCGGTTCATCGCCGGCCTCTTCCTTCCGCGCCCTATTGACGTATATGTCACCGGTTTCCTTTGCGGCCTGCTCCAGGATCTGCATGGCGAGGCCGATGTTCTTCATCGACTCAGCCTTCTCCACGAAGCGGTTCATGGCTCGTAAGCGGAAGGCGCGGTTGGCAATCGGGATCTCGGAAGTCTCTTCGCGGAATCGCTTCCTGGTGTCTTCGAACATCGTCACCCAGCGCTTTGCCAGGCCTTTACCCGATGTCTTCGTCGGGTCGTGTGTTTCCACCTGCTGGCGGGTTACAACGACCCCGTATTCTTTCTGGACAGCTTCAACAACCTGTGAGGGCGTGTCGAAGCACGCCAGGGCCTGAACGATAAAGGCCTTCACGTCGTTTTGAAGGGCTGCCATAGATTCTCATCCGTCCAGAGCCTGTCCAGAATCAGGCCGACTTGAGCAGACAGGTTCCGCAGGCCCTCGCAATGTTCAATTTACCCACCTCAGCAGGACTGTTTGCAGCATCCACCAACGCTTGAACGTCAGGGCTTGCACCGTAGCGGCGGACGACACCGACGAACTCTTCGACGTCGTGGCCGCGCATCTCGAGCTTGGGCGACCCATCCTTGGTGAATGCTGGCTGGCCGGACTTATCGTTGGCGTGGGCGATGTGATAAAGCTCATGCTCAACCAGTGCACAGAAGTCGGTGTCACTGCACTGGTCGCAGTAGTCGGCAGCCAGCGTGATGATGAAAGCCGGCACGTCGCCGAACCAATCACGCATCTGTTGCTCCATTCGGGCCTTCTGCCAACCACCTGCACGAAACGCTACCTGTTCAGCCTGGCCAAGCACTGTCCTACCCTGCTTCTCGAAGCTCGACGACGCCCACATGACCCGGATGTCTGCATCCAGTAGGTGGGCATGGTCTTCGTTGTGAATGCTGCCGGTGTCGGCAAGGATCTGGGCCTGGAGCCAGTCCCACACCTCAGGTGCTGGAGTTAGCCGAATACCGAAGTCGGAAAGGTCGGACAGCTCAAGCAGCGACGCTGGAGGGTATGGCCTATCCATTATTACCTCGCATCCACGAATTGCTTTTAGACCCGTGACCAACCGAAAATGGCTGTTTAACTTAGGGGAAGGACATGGATAGCCAGGAACAAAGCGTTTTTTGGGGAACCGTCTCTAAATTGGCGGTAGCCGTACCAATTGCGCTAGCAGTAGGCGCCGGGCTTTCAGCACTGGTTCTCGGCGGCATCGATTACGGCCAACTCAGAAGCTCTTTAGACACCGAAAAACGTCGCAGCGCGCAGCTTGAGAAAGCAAACGAACAATACCTACAAGCGATTGAGAAGTGGCGGGACGCTTACACAAAACTCAGCGCTGAAAACTCGTCTGCAAACGCCAGGCTAGTAAGCATGCAGAATGATCAGTGCGAATCTATTCGAAGGGATATCACACGTTTGCAGTACAAAATTGAGGAAGCCTACGGTTACACAGACTCAAGTGAAAAGCGTGGAAACATGCAGATCATGATGCGACAACATCAGGAGTCCTTGCAGACGTGCTTTGCGTCAAGAAAATAGACTTCACCATATGTATAGGCTCATCGGGAGTACGTGGCGCAGCCGGGTGACATTGCTCATCTGAAACCTCGCGCCACGATTTGGCGCACCCGAAAACGTGGCGCGGATTACTTACCCCGCCGCTCGACACCGCCAGGTGCCTTGTTACAGTTCAGGCAGTGCTCGCAGTTCAGCGTCCGGCACAGCCAGACCTTCACCCGCTGCCAGTACGTGACCATGAAGATATGCCGTGCACCGGCCAGGGCCAGGGCGACATGCAACGTCAGGCCGGCAGTGGTAGGGCCGAAGAAGATGTTCTGGCTGCGTACCATCACAACGAAACCGGTGATGGCGATGGCCGAGTAGATCAGCTTCCCGAGAATGCCGTCCCTCACCTTCCCGCTCAGTACGCACCAGGCTGCCCACAGCGCGATAAGGCCGCAGGCGATGGTATTGATCAGTTCAAGATTCATGGTGGATTGCCTCCCCCAAACCGCTGGCGAATGAGAGCCCAGAGGTCAGCGGATTTAATGGCTCTGTTGATGGCCGCCAGGAGCGAGCCGCCAAAGGCACCCAGCAGGAAGCCGATGCCAGCGACGATCTTTGGCTCAGTCACGCCCAGGTAGGTGCTGACCATGCTCGTAAGATAGATCGAGCAGGCCATGCCGGTGACGAGGAAAATCACCCAGGCACGCCAGTCGTTGAGGTCATCCTTGTGCCACCAGCTGGCGATTACAGCGCCGACGAGGCCCGCGATCAGTAATTCGTACCTGTCGATCTTGTCGAGCAGGCGCTGTAGATACTCCATGCGCTCGACTCCGTGGGGCATGTTTGAAATAGGTCGGCTCCAGCAGCACTCCCAGCTCGGAGCAATGGGTGTGGCGGAGCCGAAAATAGGAAGGCCCCGGCAAATGCCAGGGCCTTGGCCTGTCACGTAAGGACAGGAGAAAAGCAAACGGCTGCAGATGCAGCCCACCGCTTCTTATGGCAGCAGGTCGTAGGTCACGTAGGCCGTACCGCCGCCATTCTGCGTCATTGCTACCCACAGGCCCTGACCGGCAGGGATGGTCACAGAGAACGGAAGAGTGGAAGAACCGCTAACGGCGGACAAGATAACGGGCACGTTGGTCACCCAGCGCCCTTCCGGAATGGTCGTGCCGGTACTAATAAATCCGTTCCCGACAGGGCTGATCATCGTAGCTGTCCGAACTACAGCGCCATTGACGTTCTGTGCCGGAGTGAAAATTGCCTCGGCGTAGCTGGTTGCCACCGATTTGAAACGGCTGCCGATTTGTACTGGTTCCATGTTTTCACCTATTGAGTCGAATGATTTGTCGCGGAGGATTCCGCTTTCATGTCGCTCAAAGGCGATTGCTCGAGGCTCGTGGCCTTCACATGATTCAACGTCCCGCATCGGGAGCATTTGATCTGGAGCTCTGTAAACCCACCCGTACGGGCGAGAAGTCTTTTGCAGTTACCGCATCTGAATTCTTTCAACATCTGCAAATTCCTTTTGCTGAATCGCCCTTCCGTGGGCAATAAAAAGCCCCGCACATGGCGGGGCTTTTTGGGATAAACCTGATTAAAGCTCGGACTCTTTGACCCACTCAAATGGTAAAGAAGAGTCACGCTGATTGTATGAGCTTTTAGTATGCGCACAAACCAAGGTGCCAGACTTCACATCCAGTCTCATACCTTCTGAATAGAACTGATCAGCGGCGTAACAGCCCTTCATTGGGTCATTTTGGACGCGCGGCTTTTGAGATTGGGTGTCCGCGAAATTGTCGGTAGCTTGCTGAGCGAAAACTTGAGAGGAAGCCAATGCCAACAGAAGTGGTGCTACATAACCTGGTTTCAACATCGTCAGATCCTTTGGGCTGAGTGTGCCACTATAGGATAGAGGCACAATGATGCCAATTTAGTGGCGTCAAATAAAATTTTCAACCCGCAAACGATGCTCACCCAATAAAAAGCCCGACACGGTCGCCGGGCTTTACTGTGCAACCTCAACGCGCAAGATCGACAGGATAAACAAATGCTCTCTCACTTTCTCATTCGATGCAATGGCTTTTTGTCACGCGGCGCAACTTTCGATAAGCCCCTCAGCGTCGAGCAGTTCCTGAGCGGCAGTAAGCGCCTCGTTCACCTGGTCATCAAGCGTCTTGCGGATCCCTGAGCGCCAACGGTACCGGGTCGACTCTGGCTTACCATCATTGCCCCAATTGGTGATGTCGTACCAGGCGGCCGGCAGCACCGCGGCGGAGCGCTTGCCTTCGGCGCCGGCTACTTGTGGAATCGCCCAGGTCAATACGGCGCACTCCCGGAAACGTTTCGGCGCAGGCGTGCGCACCGAGTTGAGCAGTTCCAGAATCGCGCCGTGCTTACGCTCCTCATGGGTGGAATACTTCGCCACGAGTGCTCGCCAGTGCGCCGGGGTGAGCGCCTTGTGCAGCCGGCCGAACACCCAGCAGTCCTGGAGAAACGCCGCCTCCTTTCCGATGATCTCCCCCTTTTGCTTGGCACATTGCACCTTCGGTTCAAAGTCGCAGCCGCCGGCGGAAGTGATGGTCTCGGCCGCGAGGGCTCGGACTACTGCTGAAACAACGTTGCGATAGGTCATGCAGCTTCCCCTTTTTTCAACTCTCTGGTCATTGCGCGGTATTTGGCTTTGATCGCCTTGATCTCTTCCACGGTGTACTTGCAGGCTGGGTGCAGGCCTTCCAGCCAAGCGACCTTCTCGGCGCCGATGCGCAACACCAGGCGAATGCGGTACTCCACTGCGTTGCCGGAAAGGTTGCGGTTGCACTTCACACACTGGCGATGGATGTTCAGCGGCTCGAAGCGCAGCTCCGGGCAGGCGCCGACGGATCGGTAGTGCCCGGCGTCCCACCGGCTGCCGGTCATGAGGTCGCCGTCGCTCGGCGTCGAGTCACAGCTGATGCACGGCAGGTGCGCGTCACGCAGACGCACGTACTCGTTCACTACGGTTTGGGCTTCGCGCAGGTGATCCGCCCTGCTCTTAAGCTTCTCCTTGCGGACTTTGATCTCGCGCCGCTCAACTTGAGCCAGAGACTTACGCGCCTTCGCCTGATTTACGTCCTTGATTGCCAGGCCACACTTCGGGCTGCATACGGCCTGTCCGAGGCGCTGCGGCGGAAAGCTGATGCCGCACGCTGGGTTCTTGCATTTCTTCGGTTTGGGTTGCTTGGCGATCATGCAGCCTCCTTGCTGAGTAGATCAGTGAAAACCACACCTTGGCCCGTGAAGTAGGCTGCAATGCGGTCGGTATAAGCGATGCCCTGGGCGCGATTGAACAGGCTGGTCACTGGGAAACCGTCGGGGCCGAACAAATGGCACTCGCCCATCATGGCCAGCTTCGTTTCGTAGGGCAGATGGCGCATGACCCGGTACCACTCGGCCTGAAAGCCGGCATCCTCGTTCAGCAGGATCTGAACGCCGAAGTGCAGCTTGCAGTAGCGCCGGGCGTCAGCGGCGTCACCGATCTGGGTCATTTCGGCGATGCGCTTGTACATCCCGAACCACAACCGATTTTGGTCAAGCGTGCGGTCCTTGCCCGGGCGCAAGGAGACCACCACGAACTTCTTGTCGCGGTACATGGCGCTCAACTTGGTGATAGCCTCAGAGAGCTTGGCCTGGCAGTTCACGCTGATCTTGTCGGTCATGGCGCCGCCCTCTTCGCTTCCAGTTCCTGAGCTTGCTTGATGAGCAGCGCCCTGCGATCCGCCAACTCATTTGCCGCGTCAATCCGCATTTCGGTTTTCCGTTCGGCACTGGCCTTGCGCATTTCCAGCATCGAGTTTTTCACCAGTTCCAACTTCTGCCGAAGCTGGGGCTCTGGCCGTGTGACGGTGCCAGTGAGCAAACCGGCGATGGCGCGACCGTCCTCAGTGATCGGCTCGACGCTAAGGTCCGTCAGGTACTTCTGGGCGTGTTCGCGCGGGATTCTCTTCAGCTCCACTGCCTTAGTCACAGCCTGCACGCGACGGTTTGCGTCGAAGCCCACGGACACGTGCCAGTTGACCGGTTTCGCATCCTCGCGGGCCTGCCCTACGAAACGCTGGTAGGCATCGATGAACGCCATGCGCGCACCGATCTTGTCGCCGCCATCCAAGATGGGCTTCGCAGCAGCCAGGGCCAGCTGGATCTCGTCGGTCAGCACCACTGTTTCAAATTCGTCGTTGGTGGTCATGGCGATGGCCCAGGCCTCGTCCTTGCCCGGGCGCCCGTCGGAGGACTGGACGCGTTGCAGGATGTCAGCCATTGCCAGCTTGCCCTTCACCTCGAAGCGGCAGGCCTTCAATGCGGCTTTGACGACGGGCACCGGATACGCGCAGAGGTCTTCAGCCATCATCGCGGCAGTACCCGGGTTCATTTCCTGGCCCATGGCCTCGGCTGTGGCGCAGATGGCGGCGGCCAATCCGGCAACCTGGTGGTCATTCATTTCAAAGGTATTCATTACGGTCACCTGCTTGGCGTTTGGCCAAAACCATCTGGGCGGCCTGCTCCGCTGCGGAGTGGTTCGCTTCTGTCCGTTCCATCTGCCGGGCGGTCGTGCCGTTGATGCGCTGCCCAGTGACCCACTGGGTGTGGTAGCTCTCGGCGTTGGCCAGCAGCTCGTTGAGACTGTGGCACTTGCGCAGCACAGCGGCGTCACTGGTTTTCAGGAAGTGGGCAGCGACGTGGTGGGCGACATCGGCGCCGAGGCGGTCAACCAGTTGGCCGAGTTGGCCGCCGACCTTGGCATTCCACACTGGCCAGGCGCTGTAGCGTTTGCGGTAAGCCATGGCGTAGTTCGCCCAGACCTTGAAGGTTTTGCAGGTCTGGTCTTTGGGGCCCGGCATGTCGGCGGGGATCTCAACCCGTGGGGCATCGGTGCGATCAACCACCAGCAACAAGCCGCGGGACTGAGCCGGCTTGCCGGTGGCGTCCTGCAAGTCCTGACTGGTGTCCTGATTGGTACCCTGATGATTGGTATCCTGATTTGTCGGAGATTTTTCCGACCCTTGCCCGGATTTTTTTCCGACCTTGCTCGGAGATTTATCCGAGGTAGATCGGATATTTCTCCGACCCTTGTTTTTTGGTGGGGTCGGATATTTTTCCGACCCATCCAGCTTCTGGTTCCACTCGACGGCCTTCTCTGTGAGGCGGAAAAGCGTGATGTTCGAGGTGCTGGAAAGCTCAATCAAACCGGCCTCTTCCAGGGCCTTCAGCATGCGGTAAGCGGTGTCCGGCTTATCAGTGAGCAGCGGCAGCTCCTCGATGATCTTGGCCTTGCTCAGCGCGAAGAAGATCCCGTCATCAGTCTTGATTGGCTTGGTCCAGCTTGGGCAGCCGTAGACGAAGGCGAACAGCAGGGCCTGCTGAGAATTCAGCCCCCACTCCAGCGCCTTCACCTGGTTAATCGTGACGGTGTATTGCATGTCAGGCCTTCCCGACCTTTGCGGCCAATTCAAGGAAGCGATCCACATACCAGTGAGGCTGCGTCTCGCGGGGGCATTGAGGGCTGGTGAGGTTCTTGCCGTAGGCCATGCCCTTCTCGGTCACGGACCAGAAGTCGACCATTTCCTGCCTGGAGTTTTTGCGCTGAAGAACCTTGAGGAAGCCGTGGGCCTCAAGAGCAAGGTTGAAGCCGCGGGCGGTGCTGGCGATGGCGTGATCTTTGATCAGGGCGGTGATTGCCTTGGTAGGCATCGAAGAGCCGCCAGCGGCATCAGGGGCGGCGTCAACGGCGTAGCCTGGAAGGAACTTGGCGTCCAGGCCGTTGTTGGCGGCGATCTTGGCCAGCATCAGCATCTTGCTGGAGTTGGCAGGCTTCAACAGGCGGTCGAAGCATTCCAGAATGGCCAGCTCGCCGACGATCTTGGAGTTGTTCGGGCTCTGGGCGGAAAACGAGCCGGTCTTGCGAATGCTCGGCAGGACCTGGCCCACCACCCACTCTTCGAACTTCTCGGCGGTCGGAAGCTTGGACCTCATTACCAGCCGGTAAAGATCGCGCTCCGGGATAATGGTCATGAAACCACCACCCTGTTTCGGGGTAGTGGACGCAGCCTTGCAGTGACGGGACACGGCATTCTCTGGCTTGGAGTAGCCGAGGGCGTCAGCGACATCGCGCGCGACAAACCACGGATCGCCGAGCTTGTCGGTGATGACCCGAATTGCGGCGCCGTCGAAGTCGAACGGAATTACTGCTGAATTGCGCGCCACGTTTTCAGATTGCGAAAAACGTGGCGCGAGATTGGTAGTGCTATTGATATGTGGCGGCGTTTGCATATAATCGACCTCGCTAAGTTTTATCGAAGAAGCCGACCTCGACCGTCGGCTTTTTTTATTGCCTGTAATTCGGCGCCGAAGCGCCAACCACCTCGCCCTACTCCCCGCATCGCCTCTCTCAAAACCCACTGGATAAAACACCAGCGACCTCAGGTTTCTTACTTCGCAGACCGGCTGGGCCGATACTGGCTACATGGGCAGAAGGGTTTGCCTGTCAGGCGGCTTGGTCTTTCTTTGTCGCCTTGAACTTGCCCTTGGAAAGGACCTGGATCTGGTACTGCCGGGATTCGGGGATCGTTTCCCCCCACATGGTCACGGCGCTTGGGCGGATGCCCAAAGCGAGTGCCAGCTTCGTCTTGCTGCCGAAGAATTCGGCGACTTCATGCGTATTCATTGCGCATCCTCGTTCGAGCCTGTCGCAATTTAAGCATGCTTAAGTTATGGCATCAACGGTGATTTGCACCTACTGCATGCTTAAATTCAGTTAACTTAATATTGAGTCCATGGAAAGACACGAACGTATCGCCCGCGCCATACAGGTCAGCGGTAAAAAGAAAGGGGAAATTGCATCGCTTTGCGGCGTTGCAAATTCGGCCGTCACTCAGTGGATCACCGGCGAGAGCAAAAGCCTCAGGCCGGAGAACCTTTACGCCCTGGCGAAAGCGACTGGCTTTCGGGCTGAGTGGCTAGCCATTGGCGAGGGCAATGAACGGGAGGCTACCGAATCAAATATCTCCCCCGCCGCCCAGCCCACCAAATCATTCCGCTACCCAGTAGTGAGCTGGGTTGCCGCCGGCGCCTGGTCGGAAGCAGTGGAGCCCTACCCGGCTGGAATCTCGGACACCTACGAGTTTTCGGAGTACGACTCCAAAGGTCCGGCGTTCTGGCTGACGGTCAAAGGTGACTCGATGACGGCGCCCGCCGGCCAGAGCATCACTGAGGGCACTCTGATCCTGGTAGACACCGAGGCTGAGGTTGCACCAGGTAAGCTGGTGGTGGCCAAGCTGCCAGACAGCAACGAGGCTACATTCAAGAAGCTGGTCAGCGACGGCGGTCGGCTGTTCCTGAAACCGCTGAATCCGAGCTACCCGATCGAGGCGGTCGACGAGAACTGCCGGATCGTGGGCGTGGTTGTGCAGGCGCTGCAGAAGTTTTATTGAGGGCGAAGCGCCGCGAAAGCATACAGGCTCGCGGCCAGCCAAAACCGGACACGCACAGCGTCGAACATGGAAGAAACCTAATGCCTGAGAGCATTACAGCGATTGAAATCGTCCGGCAGAGTCAACAGGGATATTCGATAAAGCCATTTATTGTGCGGGGAGACGATGGCCATCCATATTTCGTCAAAGGACTCGACAAGGCAGGCGGGTTCGCACTTATTTCAGAGGCAATTGGCGCCGAGCTTGGGAAGGTTCTAGGCCTTCCAATACCTCCTTGGCGGTTAATGCACATTCCACAGGATCTGATTGCGTTCAGCGCAATCCCTAATGTGGGGGATCTCGGCGGGGGTCTGGCGTTCGCCTCGCTCGCAGTAGAAAACGCCTCGGATTTCAATCTCAGTAATATAAACCGGACCCCTTTAGACCTAAGAAGACGAATTCTTCTGTTTGATTTTTGGATTCGGAATGAGGATCGGTGCCTTGGAGATCGTGGCGGCAACGTGAACCTAATATTGGACGCTAGCGGCGACCTAAATGTCATTGACCACAATCTTGCGTTTGACAGAACGTTTGACTCCGATGCATTTATGCAAGGGCACGTTTTTCGAGAATGCAGGTCTTTCTTTAGAGATCTGGTCGTTCGTCAGGACTGTGAGCAAATGCTTAGCGAGGCTATGAAGAACTGGGGTACGATCACCGCCCTTTTGCCTAACGACTGGCTTTATCGAGATCGCGACTACATCGATGAATCAGAGCCGACGCTAGCAGAGAGGTTGGAAATGCTGGAAGTGTTCAAGGAAGAGCGGTTCTGGGGAGCGCTATGAAATACATATGCAACTATTCAATTTTGAGGTTTTTGCCTTACCCTGAAACAGGCGAGTTCGTAAATATTGGTATCGTTCTGATTGCCAATAACGGTGACTTTCGCTTCAAAATTGAGAAAAAAAGGCAGCGAATTACTAATTTCTTTCCCAGCCTCGACGCAAAAATATTCGTCAGAGCTCGCAGGGAAATCGATGTGGAGCTGACACGTCTTAGCGGCTTTCTCACTGTTAATCGCGAAGATGTAGGACTACTCCTCTCCACTTTCAAACATTTGATTCACCCTCGCGAGACGATGATGAGGTTTAGCGATCCTGGCACTATGGCCACAGATAATGCGGACCAAGCTCTCGCGACTCTTTTCGATCATTATGTGAATCATAGCTTTGCAACGAAGGAGTATCAGGAAACATTTTTGGAGCGTCAGCTCGGAAAGCTGCTTGCCGCGTCCAACCTTAAGCAGCGCTACAGCGAGCAAAAACTGGGCAATGCTGATTATCCGGTTAAGTTTCCGTTCGTGCTGATGAGTGGCATTGAACCGGTCCAGGCCTTGAAGCCAATCCACTTGGGACATGACGAGTCGGCCAAGATCATTGAGCATGGCGATGCCTGGATTTCGAAGATCAGACGCCTGAATGCCGCTGGGCAACTCGCAAAAGATACCCTTTTCATTGCCGGACCTCCCGAAGAAGGCAAGCCAAAGCTACTGAGGGCATATCGGGAGATTTCTGAAGAGCTTAAGTCTTTTCCAGGAATACGCGTCACCAGTTCGGAAGAAGGGAAATCGGCATTGCTGGAAAAAATAAAACAAGGCATTCCAGATACGCTCCACTGAAGAGTATGAGCCCGGCCCAGCGCCGGGCTTCTTGTATCTGCCCATTCACACTCGGGCTCCTCTGGTCATCCCAATTTTTGGTGAAACCGCTTAAGCCTGCCCTTCGCCGCTGAAGCCATCACGGCATATCTTGTTACAACCATTCGCCTGTAGGCACCGCCTGTAGAGAACTACAAACTTCTACTCCAGTCCTAATGCTAGGCGTGCTTTAAACCGTGAGCGCCTGCTGACAGCCCATAGAGGTTCAAAAAATGAAAATTACACTGCCTGCCCTATTTTTAGGCGTCCTCATCTCGCAAGGAGCAATGGCTGCCGGAGATGGCACAGCCGGCCTTGGAGGCGGCGTTGGTGGTGCACTTGGCAATATCGTAGGCCAACAGCTCGGCGGCTCAACTGGCGCGGCAGTAGGCGCAGGCGTAGGTGGTGCTGCCGGCAGTGCTGTCGGCGCTCAGAGAGGCAACAGAGCTGAAGCCGCATTAGGTGGCGGTATCGGCTCGGCTGGTGGCTCGCTCATCGGTAATCGCCTCGGCGGCACGACTGGCTCGACGATCGGCGCAGGTCTAGGCGGCGCTGCGGGTGGAGCGCTTGGAAACAACCTGGCGGATGATGAGAGCAATCATCGGTCGGATGGTAAGAAGCACAAAGGCAACAACAAGCATAAACACAAGAACAAGCATCGTTAGTTTCTGACGCGGTTACATCGAGCCCGGCCCTGCGTCGGGCTTCTTGTTTCTGGCGAGCCACTACCCTGCTATGGTGGCGCCCTTAGATCGCAATGGAAGCAATGAAGCATGGAGTTATGTAAGACACTGGCGATAGCCCTACTGGCATCGGTCAGCACGCAGGCCGTATCAGGTGATGGCGCCAACCCTATCGCTGCCGCGATATTTCTCACAATCTCCGCGCCAACCATTTTAATTGGGGCGACCACATCTCTCACGACCGAGCCGCCAAAGATTTTCAAGTCGGCCAAGACCGACGCTTTAGCATTCATCGGTTCAGGCGGCGAGATTCGCGGTGCGGAGTTTGAGCAGGCCTCCCGGTATTATCGTTCGGCATACACATCGCCTCATATGTCCGACATGCAGCTGGCGCAGGCGATAGCGACCTCGCTCTGATGTCGACCTAAAGATGCCCGCAGTGACGGCCTTCTGGCTTCCCCCCCGCTGGAACCCGATCGCGCTCTACTTTAAACGCAATGGAAGCAACGAAGAATGGATTCATGGAAGATTATGACGGTAGCCCTACTGGTATCGATCAACGCTCATGCCTCTGAGGGGTCGGATGACTCCTATAACAACTCGATGTTGTCTGTACTGATGGCTCCAACCTACACCGTTGCAGGCACTACCGGGCTCACAATGCTAGCCACAAATAACTTCAAGCCTGCAAAGGCTGACGCGCTCGCATTTATTGGCTCCGACGGCGATATTCGCGGCGCCCAATTTGAACAGGCGGTGCGCTTCTACCGTACGACTTATGCGCCACCGCTGATGAATGATCAGCAGCTCGCACAGGCAATCGTAACTAGGTTTTGAGGTAAGGTTGGGCACCTTCGTCATAGCCCCACACTGAATCAAAAGAACAGCCACTATCCAAAGCAAATGCCGCGCGATATCAAATAGCCATCTTCTAGTTTTCACGGAGAGCTGCGATGAAGGTCTTTGGATTAGTACTGCTTGCACCAACCTGCTTGGTCAGCTACTTCATCAGCAGCGGCGACAATGGAGTCGCGATTGCAGCTGATCTCATGTTCTACGTTACCGCCATAGCTCTTTACCTATTCCCCTCAATTTATGCCGCTGCGGTCGAACCAATTCCGCCCCGCCGAATTTTTTTAATCAATCTGCTGACCGGATGGACATTAATCGGATGGTGCGTGGCCTACTACTTAGCGCTGCGGGGTCTGGGCGGGCAGCAAGTCGAAGAAGAGATTTCCAATCGGGGGTGAGTGCGAGTCTCGAGGCGTAGTCGTCAAGAGACAACCCCTTCAGAGAGCCGACGTGAACCCGCCAATGGTGGCTGTACGCTACGAATGGTAAAGTGCTCGCTCAATTATGGGAGGGATTCCATGCGTTTCCACGCACCAATCGCGGCGCTTTTCTTTGCCATTTCGCTTTCGGCCAATGCCGGTTTATTCAAGGACGAGACAGACCGATTCACCGGCAACAGGTCCGCCTCTTGGGACGCCTTGCCTTCAAAGCCTGAAGACTTCTCATTTTCTACGTATGCCTTGTATTTAAAAGGCTCACCAGCGCCTGGTTACTACAGAGTCCAACTCATGACTTGGAGCGACCGAGGGCAATTCAGAGACTGTCACCATACTAATTGGCTTGTTGATGGCGCTCGAGACCCATATCTAGAGTTTGAATATTCTTCGGTTAGCGCTGGATCGGCCGTCATGGAACGATTTGACAAGCGGGTTGATCGCGCCAATCTTGAAAGGCTAGCTTCTGCGAAACTCATAGAATTTCAGGTCTGCGGTATAGAGGGAAAAATTTCTGAAAGTGACATGGGCGGCATGCGCAAGGTTCTCGACGCGACAAAGTAAGATCAAACCTTTCAACGATAGCCCGCCCAGTGCGGGCTTTTTCATGCCTGTCGAAAAACACCCTCCAGAAAATATGCATTTATGCATGAAACTTCTTGCCGCCCTCTTGCCAAGATATGCCAGCACCAATACTGTGTATACATACAGTATTCGCAAGGAGCGACGCATGATCCAGGCACCCTACCCCACATCCAAACCGAGAAATTCCTACGAACTTGTTGGCCGCCGCCTGCAAGGCTTGATCGCCTCTCCCCGGGTACAGCGGATTCAATTGGTCGAGGTTTCCAGACGCGACGACGAAAGCCCTGAAGCCTGGCGCCAGGTCATCCAAGACATCGGCGACACCGCCGGCATTAGCGTCGAGCATTTGGATGACGGTGCCGTCAGGATCGGCTGGCGCGAGTACTGCGACGCATAAAGGAGCCCGCCAATGAGCGGGCTTTTTATCGCCCAAAAATTTCAGCAATCTGAATTTATTTATTCAGCATACTTGACACATTAATTTCAGCTTGCTTAAATTTATCTCAAGCCAGCAGCGAACACCGCCGGCCAGCAGCGAAAGCTGCGCCGCTCTTTAACAACCCAAGACCTTCGCAGATCGATCCCCGGTAACGGGCACAGCGCGAACAATAAATTCGATCTCCATGCCAGCTCTGGAACTGGCCGTACTCCCACATGCGAGTACGCGAAACCACGCAAGCCGGTCGGCGAAGAACACCGTCCACGAAATGTGTGACGCCGGCCAGAGATATGAATCGGGCGATGCGCGTGGTGGAGAGACGGACATTTTCACTTCTGCACCTGGTGACGGGTGCAGCGGGAAAACAACCGGAGAGTAGTGATGATCAAAAAGGTAGGGAGGAAAACGACGGTGACGGCGATAGCAATTCGGATGCATCCAAAGCTAAGACATCTTCTGGATGTGGTGGGTCGTAAGCAGCGCCGGTCAATGACTGCCGTGATCGAGGCCGCCATCGAAGCATTCGCAAGTTCTACGGAGCGTGATATCGCGGAGTCGACTTGGTCCACCGATGAAAACGAGCGCGCCTTGAACCTCTATTTAACGGCGCCGGACCTTTGCTCATTCGATGAAGAAGTCGATGCCAAAGCAGCCCTGGCTGCGCGCAGCAAGTAATCGGAAATTTTCACTTTTGCCACCGCATCGGTGGCAACGGGAAAACAACCGGGAGTCACGACGATGGAAGCAACAATCATCAACGGCGGATGGAAAGGCCACCTCGGACGTGGCCTTGCGCCGCGAGAACTTCAGTTTCTGCTTTGGATTGCCCAGGGCTTCACCTCGAAAGAGATCGCCCGGGAAGCGGGCATCGAGTACGGCAGCGTCAAGAAGCGCCTGACCAATGCGATGTTCAAGCTGGGCGTTACGAAGCGCACTGCTTTGGTGGCTGAGGCCATGAAGCGCCAGATCATCACCCCGGTGTGCTTTGTGCTGGCGGCGCTGATCGCCATGCACTCGATGATCAGTGACGACTCGCTGCGCCGTGATCGCCGGGCGCCGGAACGGCGAATGGCTCAGGTTCGGATGGTGCGCCGGGCTGAGTGCGCAGAACTGGCTGTGTGAACACCAATATCGATGAGCCTCTTCATCTGGGTATGGCTTCTCCAATATCGATGTTTTTGCTTCCGCACTTACAGACTGGCACGAGTGCCTCGGAGCGTTTCCGATGGTACTCGTAGTCATTTGCGGGAGTGGTGTCAAAGCCCTCCCACCACTCTTCGGTGCGCCCCCAGTCATCTGAGCTCCTGACCTGAACACCCTCATGACCACAAGCACTGCAAGTTGCTTTGTACCTGCTTTCATCCCCGCTCATTTCGTTCTCCTCGGCCTCGAACAACTGGTTCAAATATAGCAGTGCGATAAGCCTTCACCCTTATCCCCCACCTCTATTACGTCAGCACTCCTCCCCCGCGCCCATCGGCAACCAGCGGGAGGCATGAGTGTTGACGAATACAGGTGAACAACCCGCCACCCTGGAGGCGACCATGAACGCAGCATTGAAGATATGCCAGGAGCGTTACGACGCTCAGTTGCCTCCAGAGGTAAGCGAGGCGAGCGCGGAGCAGGAGTGGCTGGAACACTCGGCGGAACAGTTGGTGTGCGGCATGGACATCAAGTGGAAGCGCCGCTACGGCCAGCCGCAGGTGGTGACGTTTGATCGGTTCTGCACCTACCTGCAAGGCGTCCTAAATCAGCGCCAGATTGATGGCCTGGACCAGCGCGACTCATTCGCCCGCCTCTTCCTGTCGTCGATCCTGGGCAGCCAGGCAGATTCACGCGGTCACGCCGCTGACTTGATCGGCCAGCCCCGCCCCATCGAAGCCGCCGAGAAGGTCGCCGTAGACCTGCTCAGGCCTTACGCCGCCGACGCTGTGGCAGCAGAACGGGAAGAGGCAGAAGACGACGTGGATGCCGACCTATGAGCCCGCACATCCTGATCGATGAGGCACTTGAAGCGCTTGAGCATCCCAGCAGCGAGCCCGGCGCCCAGGCGGTGGTGGTGCGGATGATCACCAACATGCTCACCGGCGACGCAATCACCGTCGAAGAATTCAACCACTACTGCCAGCGCCTGCTGAAAATCACCAGGCACCGCAAGGAGGCTGCATGAGCACTGCACCGGTTAAATCACTGATCGACGAGCAACTCGACGAAGTTGAGTCGAAGCTGATCATGCTGGGCTTCGGCCTTCCCTTCAATGAAGTGATCGGCCAGCCGCGTGAGCGTGCCGTGGCCACCTTGCCGAAGCGCCTGGCGGCATCCATGAAGGGCGGGCGGATCGCGGTGAGGGTTCGGCCGTGACCACACACCAACGCACCCGTCGCCTCCTCATCTGGCGCGGCTCTTTCTCTGCCCTCTCCGTCTGCACCTTCCTGATGTTGCTCAGCGCCCTCGCTGATCGGATCACCTCCTAAACACCTACAGCGCCCCTCTCCGGTGGCGCGGAGAGCAACCATGTCCGAACAGAACATGCATATTTGGAACAAGGTCGATAAGACCGACACCAGGTTCACCAAGAAAGCCAAGGTCAACGGCCAGGACATCACCAGCTTGAGCGGTACCGCGATGGCCATGAAGGCGACCGAGTTGTTTGGTCCGGTCGGCATCGGCTGGGGCTGGAGGATTGTCGAAGAACGCTTCGATGAGGGTCACGAAATCTTCATCGGTGAAGGCGACAAGCGTGCATGCATAGGTCGCGAGATTGGTCACACAGTCAAAATCGCCCTCTGGTTTATGCAGGACAGCCAGCGCGGCGAGATTGAGCAATACGGCTGCACTCGGTACCAGTACAAAACTACCTACGGCATGACCACTGACGGCGAAGCGCCAAAAAAATCGCTTACGGACGCCATCAAGAAATCGCTTTCGATGCTTGGGTTCAGCGCCGACGTGTTCCTCGGGCTATTCGATGACGACGCGTACGTCACTCAGCTCAAAGAAGAGGAAGCGATCGCAAACGCCGACGACAAGGACGCAGAAATCCTTCGGCAGAAGCAGGAGCGCGTGGATTGGCTCGCCTCAGCAGTTGAGACCATCGGCAAGGCCGTCACTACGTACGAACTGAAAACCTTGAACGTGAAATACATCCGCGAAGCTACTCGCCGCAATGAACCAGCGTTCATCGCCCGCATCACTCGTGCATTCGAAGAGCGCAAAGACAGCCTTGAGAAAGGCAAGGAGGCAGCAGCATGACTCAACTTTACGCACTCACCGGCAAACTCGCCGAACTCCAGGCCATGGCCGACACCGATGATGAAGGCTTGAAAGAGGCCCTGCAGCATGCCATGGACGAGGTTCAAGGCGACTTCAATATCAAGGCAGACAACATCGTCATGCTGCGCCGCAATATCGAGAGCGATGTGACGGCCATCGAAAACGAGATTGAGCGCCTGGCCGAGTTGAAGCGCATCAAATCCAACAGCGTGTCAGAGATCAGCGACTACCTGCGCCGCAATATGGAAGCCGCCAACATCAAGTCAATCAAACGGCCGCTCTTCACAATCACACTGGCTATGGGCAGCGAGAAGGTGATCGTGGACAACGAAGATGCGGTACCGGACGAGCTGACCAACGTTAAATCGAGCATCACCCCAGACAAAAAGGCCATCGCCGCCAAGCTCAAGGAGATCCGAGAGCATAACGAGGCGGTCCGCAAGCGCATGGCCGCCGGTGAGGATGCTGAACACGAACTTTTACCAGAACCTACCTGGGCTCACTTGGAGCGCGGCGATAGTTCGATCCGCATCAAGTGAGATCGCCATGATCAGCAATCACCAGACCATCGTAGAGGCACACCGTCCGCGTCTCCGACGCGATCAACGCGAAGGTTGAGCAGTTCCTATCCGCCGGCGGGACGATCTACCAGGGCGAAAGCCCTGCCATCAACCCACCACCGCCGAAGCGCTCGGCCAAGATCGATCCCGAAACCATCCTCAAGCGCCGCAAGCCGGCTATCACAGCGGCAGAACGTAAGGCGCTGCGCAAACTTGCGGAGGCGTTATGAGCAAGAAGCGTAAGCCCCACAACCTACAGGCCCGCATTGCCCGTTCGTTCCGCTCCCTGTTGTCCACAAACCATGTGGCGGTGGTCAACATCGACCCCAGCGGCCGCCAGGGCATGATCAATTACAAGTCGCTGAAGAACATCGCGCCTGGGAAGATCGGCCAGGCCGTCTGCGGCATTCCTCACCGGTGGACGATTTACCTGAGCACACTTTGCATCGATGCCCGAGGCGACCGCTACAGCAAATCGGTGGAGGTCGCACCCGATGGCGTTTACCTCTCCGACCACCTGGAAGACGTGATCGAGCATTGCTACAAGAAGCTCCGCGACGAAGCCAACCAAAGCCAGATGGTTGCTTCGGGCTGGATCGCCATTCCGGAAGCGATGTCGCTTGATGAGGCGCACGCAGCGCGGATTTTTGAAGCCGTCGGCGCCTGGCGCCAGGTGAAGGTCGATTCATGCGCCGCATAGCCCGCACCCAGCAACGCAAACGTCAAACCTGGCTCGCACTGCCGGCCAGCGGAATAGAAGAGGTAGGCCATGGCAAAATCAGTACAGGAGCGGTCGGCCAAGGCTGCGCAGAAGCGTCTGGCGGTCGCAGAGAAGGAATTGCGGCACAAGGTCAGGCCGGGCATCGAGCAGGCCATGGAGCGAATCCGGCTGCGCGGCCAGGTGCCGATCATCAGCGAGCTTCTTCAGATCGCCATCATGAAGATGGACTTGATGGGCGACCACGAGTTGATCGAGTTCTTGAGCTATCCGCGCCACGAAATCGTGATTAGCGAAAACGTGGCGCGTAGATTCCAAGAGGAGAGCCTGCGGGAAATCAGGAGAGATTCAGGTGATGAGACATTTCATCCAGGCATACTTAATAAGTAATGTCAGATGCTCTCTTCAACGTACTGGCGCTACAAGCCCCGCATCTGTTACGACTAAACGTATCGAGAATTTCAGTATTTGCGCCGTAGGATTCAGAGGCTAGATAAAGCACATCTGACATATCCAACAACATCGCAGGCTCTAAATTATCGAATATAGCAAACTCGGTTATATAAACCCGAAACTTTTTCCCCTTCTCACCTAGACTATTATAAAATAAAATTACCAACTCAAAATCAGACAGCAAAGATCTAACTACGTTTCCGAACTTTCTCTGGTCTGGATGATTACACTCAGAGACAAACCTAAAAACCGAATAGAGGCTTCGAAAATACAGACCAAGATCGCCATGAAATCTTCTCATAACTTCACGATAAGCAACCCCCATTCTTTCCTCATGCGTTCCTTTGGCGTTACGATATTCGTTTCGCAAATGCCAAACCCAAGTCTTAAAACAATCCCTACCAAGCATTTTTACGACACCATTTTTCTTGATGTCAAAACTTTGAACTACACCCTGCTGCAGGCTTAGCATATTATAAAATTGCGAGTCGATTTGCTGCCTAAAGTTCTGCTCCTGACTTCCCTGCAAGTCTTTACGCTGTATAAGCAAAGTAATTAAAACACCGGAGAATGCCAGACCAGAAAACAGAGCATTAAGCGTTCCAAATGCGTCACCAAACGTCCCGCCCCGAACACCTTTTAGCTCTTTTAAATCTTCTGGAGATGAAAAGCCTGAATATAGAAAACTATAATAACCAGCATATATCCCCAGTACGATCACGACTACTATCGTGATTACCCACCCCAAGCCTATTTTATTTTTCATTCGATCCTACCTATCCACTCTCGGCTCCTATGCCGGCCGCACACAAATAACCGAAAAACAACCATTTTGCCATCACTCATTGCCACCACCGGTAGCGGAGGGCGGCGCCTGACTGGAGATAATCCATGAGCAAGCCAAAAGCCGATCCGGCATCGCGTAAGGTGCTGGCCTACTCCGTAGAGACCAACGACCCTGAAGAATCCAACATTCAGTTCGCCACCTCGAACGCTGCAGCTCGCCGCCAGGGCGCAGATAATATCGGTACTGACTTTGGTTCGGTTTCTTGCCGCCGTGCCCACTGGACCGACCAGTATGTCGGCCAGCGCTTTATCCCAGCGAAAGCCTACATCGATGCTGGCTGGTGGTTCGGATGCACCCACTGCGGCGCCAGGTGCGACAGTGATGCCAGCTACTGGGATGAAGAGACCGAAACCGATATCACACTGGATTTGGTGTTCGACGGCCGTGTCGTTTACTGCTCGCCTGAGTGTAAGACTGGGCACGAAGCTGAGGTCGCGGCCCGCAATGCCAGATTTGAAGAATTCAAGGTTCGTGTGGCAGCAGAGCGACCCGGCGTGACCTTCACCGAGTTCACCGGCGGATACCCGTGGTGCGGTAACAAAGGGTTATTCACCTTCCCTGGTGCCCAGTACGGCGGCTCAGTTACTGACAACGAAGAAAGCACGGAGCTGAAATGGTATGTGGCACAAAGCGACAAAGCTGCTTGGGACTACTTCATTGCTGAGCAGTCCGTTCCTGATTAGCCCTCGCCTATTGCGCCGAGCGCAGATTAAAGATCAGGCGCCCTGATTACCTCGACTCCGCCACTATATTCATCTGCAAAGGAAGTTAAGCTCAGTAAAGCCTTTTCGGGCGCACCGTTGAGCACCCACAGAGATTTTCGGCTTTCATCGGACTGATATCCTTGAGTGGATATTTGATCTAGAACTTTGTGCATTCGATTTGCGTACAGGGCTATGTTCTGCACGTCCCTAGCGACCAAAGCTCCAGGGAGTTCGTAGATAGGAAGCCTTGCAATCCATAGTGCTGCGGCCTCAAGAGCTTCTCTATGTAAGGGCGCACTCCCTTCAATCATGATATCGGGCATCTTCCTGGCCACCTCAATTACGCGCCTAGCAACAATTTCAGCAACTTCAACCGTCGCCCTGAGCGACGCAATACGCTGAAGCCTGGCTTCTTCCGCAGCGTGGTTAACCTGGTATCGAAACAGCTTTTGCGACTGGCGTCCTTGCCACCATGCAACGCCTATAGCAACAAACAAAGCAACGACCGACCCAATTGCTTGAGCCCACGATGCTAGTCCTGAGTGGCCATCCATCCAATTCAACTCTATCCGCTCCTTCCGGCCTCATGCCGGTCACCCGTAATACCCCATATCAAAGAATCACGCCAGCCGACCAATGAAAACAATTATCATTTTCGGATCTTGCCTACCAACTCTGCGAGCTTATCTAAGCCATCGAATGTAGACGGAATGGCACTTTCGTCATTAACGATGCCACTGAACACAACCTGCTCAAAACGTTCCAATAACCCTTTGCTGCCATCAGGGGCACCCTTTGAGTATTCGGCATAACTCTGCACAAATTGACAAAGAGTCATCCGCAGATCGATTTGGAGCAACTGAGCTTTAATAGATCGAAAATTTTGAAGGGCCACCCTGAAAAAATAAAGAAGTAGCAACTCCAACCCCGCCAGCGCAAAAAACGAAATTATATCAGAACCAGATTTTGCTGGAGCTTCGAGAACGTTAAAGAACTTAACAACTATGGGAACCAGCAGTAAGAATCCCAGCACAAGCAAAAAGAGAAAGTTCCAGTTTTTCTCAGAAACCTTCGTTATTTTTAGGCTTTTGAAACCGGAGTAAAGGCCAACAAAATTGAACGCTGTTTCGTACGTTTCAAGCTTCTCCGCCAAAGCACTCACTCTAGTCTCTCGATCCAAGATAGCTTGCTCGGCGCCCTCTCGTTCGGCCTCAGAACGCTTAATAACCTCCGGCAGGTCTTTCAAGGAGACAAGGTTCGGATGATACAAATAATGCTGAACAACATTAATCAGCATTTGATGACCAGCATATCTAACTTGAGAACTTCCAACTGTATACTCGAAATCAGAAACGCGAGATAAGATAGAGAGTAATTCTGACGAGATTTGATGTGGACTGCTAAGCTGATATTCAATTAAAAATCTGTAGCAGTATGCAAAAAGGTACTCAGCATCTATCTCGCCGAGCTCAAACTTTCTCACCTCATCCATAAACCTATCGCCTAAAGAGGCGATATTCATGATGCATCTCTCGTCAAAGCTCTCGGGATAGCTTTCAAGATGAAAAAGCGTCGTTCCAATAAACTCTAAAAGGAATTTATGTTTAGCATTGTCGCTATCTCTTAGTGCATCCAACCCACCACGAACCTTTACCACCATATTAGATAAAATTTTCTTATTGCGATCAGTGGCGAAATAGCTTTCCCCTGGAATACTCATACTTTCTCCTTTCCCCAAAACGCTAAATATACCGCCGAGAAATCCCGATGCCCACAGAAAACAATTCGGTCGAGCCTCTCCAGGTGGAGCGATCGACAGTTACGAAGCTGGTTATCACCGGCGCACCGAGTCTCGACCCGATCACCGTCTTCCTTGAAGACTTGGCCCAATGCAGGGGAAAGATCACCGTCAGCTGCTGGGGCAAGAGCTGGACCGCGTACTGGGGTGGCATGTGGGACAGCCTAAACATCGGGCAGTTCTTTTGCGAGTTGAGCACCGGCTACATCATCGGTTACTTCGACCAGGCGATGAGCCCACGGCAGTTCAGTGGTGAAGCGCTTGCAAACAAAGCACAAAACACCGTACTGAAAGGACGCCGGCGCGGTGAACTCGGACAGGACGAAGCGCGTGAGCTGTTCACCAAAGCCGAAGACTTTCGCGAATCGCCATCGATTGACCACCTGCACGCTGCGCACAGCGAACTGATGGCCAAGCTTTTCGGGGATGAATGGTGGCACCTGACCAATGATGCCACCGAGCCAAACCCCGATTACGCCTACCTCGAGCGAATCATTCATGCAGTTCAGCAGGCATTGAGCCAGGAACAGCAGCAGACGGCGGTATGAAGCTCATCACTTTCCGCGATCTGCCGTTGAATAAAGTCATGTTTTGAAGACAGTATCAGCCAGCCTTGGATGTAAATACGTACCGAGCAATAAGTGCTCAAGTACATTCATTGCCAAGTCAAGCTGTTCGGGGCTACTTGGCTTTGCTTCATGAGCTGCTGTATTTCCTAAAGATCTTAATTTATGAAGAATCGAAACATCAGTTTTAGTTATCGCCCCCCTCACCAAAAGATCGTTTATTTTCTTAAATAAATAATCGCCTTCAGCCTTGAGGTCAACGCAAATTGACTCAAGTAGAACCCGAATCCCTAGGCCCGCAAGAATTGTTTGGCCGGCATTCATAGCGTCAACTAGTTCGTCATAGGCTTTACGAACTATAGGTGGCAACAAAAAAGAGTCTTTGATCTTGAACCGTCCTGCGGTTCTATGGGGAAAAATATCCACTGAAGTCCAATGAAAGTCCTCCCCTGTTTCCATATCATAAGCATGAGATTCAGAATCATCATACTCACTACGAAAGCAAAGTGCCTCACAGTTGAGACACTGAACTATTTGGTATGATTTTTTGGATTCAAAATTACTCTCTTCGATGCAGTCCTCCATGGAAGTTAGCACTACATGCTTTTGAGGAATGCGACATTCCGCACATATCAGCTTTAGCTGTTCGCCAGCTGTTTTGTCTTTTTTGATTGTCCGTTCCATCTCAATCTACCTCCATGCAATTTCCTGAACTGTAACAGAAAGCCACCCTCCCCCTTCAAAGTCAGCCGCTATAGCGGCAAGGACGAAGTCATGCCTGAAATAAAGGAACGCCCCATCCTGTTCTCGGCGCCGATGGTGCGCGCCATCCTGGAAGGCCGGAAGACGGTCACGCGCCGGGCGGTGAAGTTTCCGCTGATCGATCGCGACTTCGGTTGCGAACTTGCCGGCAACGAGATCGGCCAATCGGAGGCGCACCGCCTTTGCCCCTACGGGCAACCCGAGCAGCGGCTCTGGGTGCGCGAGAGCTGGTGGCAAGCTGGCGACTGGCAGGCTACCTATCCCGAAGACGACACCGGCGCCTGGTTTGGCAGCAAGCGCGTGGTTTATTCGGCTGACGGCACACCACCGAACGAGCCAAACACCAGCTACCCGAACGGATTGCGCAACGGCGCTTACTCGGCGGCGGCGCCGAACAAGATCTGGCGGCACCGGCCAAGCATCCACATGAACCGCTGGGCCAGCCGCATCCTGCTGGAGATCAACGACGTGCGCGTCGAGCGGTTGCAGGACATCACCGAGGCGCAAGCAAAGGCCGAGGGCGTAAGGCTCTACACCGATCATGCGGAGCTGGGTGATTGGTGGCACGTCGAGGGGATCGAAACCTACAGCGCTGATCCGCGCAAATCGTTCGAACTACTCTGGTCATCCGTCGGCGGCGACTGGCAAGCCAACCCGTGGGTATGGGTGGTCGAGTTCAAGCGGGTGACGCCATGATCGCCACCCTCTGGTTCGCCTACGTCTGCATCTACGCGTGACTGGGCGAGGATGTGACCAATGGACCAAGGCGTTGAGTTACTAGCCCAGAGGAAGGGAGTTGTTTAACTCGCAGCTAACTACTTCGATCCATCGAATCACTGCCCACAGCATGAAGGGCGCGCTCAAATTACTTGATAGAGCGCCTGCCGGCAGAGCACTTCAACAACACACACCTGAAATACATGCGCGGCAGATCAGGTGTAGCACAACCCTCGGCCCCATGCCGGATCTATTTCAGACAAACCCCAATCCCCCTACATGCCTGCCGGTGAGCATCAAGGCTGTTTCTTGCTCTTCGCCAACCCACAAACCATCAAAACCAAACCGGGAATCCATAGGGCTGGCGCAGCGATCACAATGCCGCAAATTGCCAACGGGATCCCAGTCAAAAACAAAGGGTTTCTAAACACCTTATCCATTTCGCGTCACCTTTAAGAATTCATTTCATTAAATCACAAGTGCCTGCCGGTGAGCGGCGGGCGCACGCCTGGAAAACAATTATGACCATCACCGCACCGGTCATCCGTTACCACGGCGCCAAGTTCCGACTTGCGCCGTGGGTATTGCAACACTTCCCACCGCACACATGCTACGTAGAGTCGTTCGGCGGCGCTGCTGGCGTGCTGATGCAAAAGCCTCGGTCGTATGCCGAGGTCTACAACGACCTCGATGGCGACATCGTTAACCTGTTCAGGGTTTTGCAGGATCAGGACTCGCGATCGGGACTTGTCGAGCGCCTGGTATTCACACCCTACTCCCGCGAAGAGTTCGAACTGTCCTGGGAGCCGAGCGCCGAGCCGATCGAGCGTGCAAGGCGGACCATCATCAGAGCGCAAATGGGGTTCGGCTCCGCCGGTGCGACCAAGGGCGTGACCGGCTTCCGCATCGACACCAAACGCCAATACGGCACAGCCCAGTCACTCTGGGCCTCCTATCCGGAGCAACTTGCCGGGGTTGGCCAGAGGCTCAGCGGCGTGCTGATCGAAAACCGCCCCGCGATCGAGGTGATCAAGGCGCACGACGCGCCGCAGACATTGCATTACGTCGACCCTCCCTACGTGCATGACACCAGGTACAAAGGCGCGTCGAGCGGCCGGTACTACAAACATGAGATGGATGATGCCGCACACCGCGTGTTACTCGGGGTTTTGCTCGAGCTAGAAGGAATGGTCGTGCTGTCGGGATACCCGAGTGACCTGTACGCGGAGCTTCTACCCGGCTGGGCGAGCTACAGCACATCTGCCCGCATCAGCGCCGGGCGCGGCACCGCGAACCGAACCGAATGCATCTGGCTTAACCCAGCCTGTGTCGATCGCGTAAGCCAGATCGGCTTGGACCTCTGCGAAAGAGCATAACCCTAAACCATCTTCTGCCGCCCAGCGCGGCGAGGACAACTCTTGAACAACGACAAGGCACCGCCCAAACCAGGCGGTAGGAGGTAGATATGGACGGAATTCAGTTCCTGTCGCACGAAGATGTTTGCGAGCTTACCGGCGCTAGAACCAAAGCCGGCCAGATTCGAGTCCTATCTCGAAACGGCATACGCCACACAATCAAGCGAAATGGTTGGCCATGCGTAATATCGGCATCGCTGCTGGCCAGCCCTAAAGATCGAAAGCCCGAAAAGGCCGAATGGCAACCAAGGATGGGAATTCAGTAAATGGCAAGACGCCCCACTAACCCCGGCAGCATCCCCCGGCTGAGAAAGCGACTGCGCTCCGGGGGAAGGGTTTATTACTACTACGATGCAGGCGACAAGCCGAGAAAGGAGATCGCGCTGGGTTCTGATTACGGCGCGGCCATCGTTGAATACGCCCGACTCGAAAAGAGCCGAGCAGCCAGCGCACTGGTCGGCGCCGTACTGACATTTGAGTACGTCGCAAACAAGTACATGGAAGAGGTGGTGCCCACTAAATCAGCGAACACACAGAAGGACAACACTCGCGAGCTGAAACAACTTCTAATCTTCTTCAATGACCCTCCTGGCCCGCTTGAGGCAATAGAGCCAAAGCACGTTGTTCAGTACCTGCGCTACCGCTCTAAGACAGCGAAGGTGCGAGCAAATAGGGAGAAAGCGTTGCTAAGCGCGATCTGGAACTTCGCCAGACAAAGCGGTTACACATCACTCGCCAACCCGTGCTCGGGCGTCAAAGGGAACAAAGAAACAGGCCGGGACACCTACGTCGAGGACGAGATGTTCGCATCCGTTTACTTGCATGCCGATCAGCCGCTCAAAGACGCGCTGGACCTGTTCTACCTAACCGCCCAGCGTATAGGTGACACGCTCAAAATGGACGAGCGCGACTTGCTGGACGGCCAACTGCTGATCAAACAAGGAAAGACCAGCGCCAAAAGGCGTATTGAGGTGGTCGGCGAGCTAAAGGTCGTAATCGACCGGATCATGGAAAGGAAAAAGGGGCACAAGATTCGGTCAACCAGGCTCGTCGTAATGGACAACGGCCAGCCGATGACAGCAAGCATGCTGAGGGGGAGATTTGACGCGGCCAGGTTAAAGGCCGGAATTGAAAAGTCTGCGTTCCAAATGCGCGACCTGCGCGCAAAAGCTGCAACGGACAAAGAGGAGTCGACAGGAAGTATTCGTGACGCGCGTGACCAGTTGGGCCACACAACTGTCGGCATGACAGAGCAGTACATCCGGCGCCGTAAGGGGCTGAAAGTGCTCCCAACCAAGTGA